GTTAGTCAAGTGTTCATAGCTGTAGTGATGTACGGATTTGCTGTAGCAAGTATTGGTCGTAGTAATAAAGTGAAATATTAATCAAAGGAAAAACCACAATGAATAATTCAAAAAGTGAACATTTACCTGATTGGGTTACACACGTAGGGGAACTTGATAATGACCTCATAGGAACTGATTACCTAAGAATTATTCATCTAGGTTCGGGTAAAGTAGAAAGAGTAGACAGGTCTGACCTTTATCGTATGAGGTTGTCAAAACTTAATAAAGGAGAGTAAAATGTTTAATAAAATTAAATCTATGATTTCTGATGCTGCTATCTCATTAGCAGATAACGCTCAGAATTTCAATAACCACACATTGCGTGTAGAGGAATTATACAACAACTACAACGCATTATCGAATAATCGGTTTGCTAATAATCGAGATTACCAAAAGCAATTACAGTGTATGGGCGTATCATACGGTGGGTTGAACAAAGTAATGACGTTGTTAGTACGATTTAAAGCGTAGAACCTTCTTGTACAAGAGATTGTACAATTCTTAAAAACTGATATAATGCAATATTGCAAAACTTAATATAAGGAAACTTAATATGGCCTTTGGCGTTCGTGGAAACACACAAGCAGAAAATACAAATAAAGTAGCGGTGGATTGGAAAGCTCTTAATGAATACGTAGTAACTACTGCTGGTTTACAACAAGAAGAAACTATGGTAGGTATCATTAGTGGTCTTTACGATGTGGGTGTGCAAGAGCAAGAAGACGCTAAGATGGAGTGGAAAGGTACTCCCGAAGAAGAAGCGGCAGAAATTGCTAAATCTTCTAACACTTACTTTGAAGATTTGTATGATTACGAAGACAAGAAGATAAAGCGTTACAAGCGTTGGCCTCAACGTCCTGTACAACAAGTAGTGTATGCTATTGATTTCCCAGAAATCATGTTAGATAAATCTCAGTTCTTCGGTATTGAGAAAGCAGACCCTAAACCTTTACGGTTGTTGTTAGGTGGTGAGTTTACTAAAACTGGTGGTGTTAAGATTGCCGCTAAACCTTTAGCTCTTACTATTCGTAAGAATGATAAGACAGGTAATAAGTGGTCATTCACCCCAAACAGTACAATGCATAAGATGGCTGTTGGTGCAAAGATTATCAGTAAAGATGATGCTTTCTTACCACAAGACATTGACAAGTTGTTAGGTAAGGCGTTACAGTTTAAAGTACGTGTGTATTTTAATGCTGATGGTTATTACACTGAGAAGTGTGCGTTTGTTGCTGGCTTAGGTCGTTCACAAGCTGTACCGGAGTTTGACGAATCATTATTACATATCGTACAATTCGATGCAGATAATACTGAAGCAGATTTGAAACAATTACGTCTTTCTGTTCGTAATACAATGGCAATGGCTAGTGATTATGCGGGTAGTAAATTAGAAGCTCAGTTGAACAAGCTGTTCACTAATTCTAAAGCCTCTACAGTACCGTCAGAGCCATCAAAAGCTCAGGAGAATGCACCAGTAGCTCCTAAAGCTAAAGCTGCTCCAAAGGCTGCTGAAGCGGTTGTAGAAGATGGGATGGATACGGATGTCCCATTCTAATTATGTGTGTTTGTAATTTCTGTGGAGAGCTTAAACTGCTCTCCGACTTTTACAAGTCAAATAGAACTAAATGTAAAGAGTGTACAAAAAGGTCTTCTAGAAAATACAGAGAGGAAAACCTTGAAAAAGTAAAGGAATACGATAGAAACAGACCGAACCATGAGCAACGTGTTGGCGAGTGTAGGGAGAGGTCTAAAACAAAACGCAAATCTGGAGATTTAGTTTTCATCGAAAACGAAAGACTTCGGACTAGGAAGTACAGAAGTAAAAATCCAGAAAAATATCGAGCTAACTGTGCTGTAAATAATGCAATCAGGGATGGTGTTCTAGTTAAACCTTGTAAATGTGAGAGGTGCGAAAGTACAACAAACATACAAGGACACCATTGGTCTTATTTAGAAGAACATTGGTTAGATGTAATATGGTTGTGTACTTCTTGTCATTCCGAAGAACACAAACTACTACGAGCTAATGGTAATAACATAGAGTAATGTATTAGGGCTGTGTAATGCAGCCCTTGTTTTAAATTTAATAGGAGAAATAATGGACAACCAACACAAACTAATTAAGGGTTATCGTGACTTATCTCAAGCTGAAATTAACGCAATGAATGCCGTTAAATCAGAAGGTGAACGACTCGGTTTATTGATTGAGGAATTGCGCGATAATACTTCATTAGACCAACGCTGGATTAGTATTGCAGAGACCCATCTTCAGCAAGGTATTATGGCTGCAATCCGAAGTATTGCACAACCAACAACATTTTAATAGGAGAATAAATAATGTTACCAAATGACATAGAGAAACGTAAGAAAGTAGTAGACGTATTAGAGCGTGGTGTTGCATTGTTGAATGAAATTTCAATGCTGGAATCGGACGTTTTAGACCTAGGAACTACACTACAAGACACTGAAGTAATGAAAGCTAAAGACTTTAAGAAACTACTTGCTGCTAAGTATGAAGGTCAGTTGTTACTTCGGAAAGCTCAAGAGAAAGTGGCAGATGTCAAAGATAGCTTAGCAGCCGTTGACATTCTAGCTAAAATTAAATAATTATAGAGGCTGCTATCCGAAAGGGTAGTGGCCTTTTTGTTTTGTAGAGGGATGGAGAAATGATTTATAACCTTGTAGATGTTGTATTGGTTTATGCTAATGATTGGACAGGTATCTATTTCAATGGTGTATTGCAAGATGAAGGTCACTCAGTTAATTGGTTAACTATTATGGAGAAACTAACTAATAAGACTGTACTTTCGTTTAAGTATCTCGAAGTAGATGAAGATTGGTTGGAATTGGAATGTAGCTTACCGCCAAACCTGAAAGATATAGTGACAGTTAAATAAAGGAGAGGAATTATGGGTATTGATATTGGTAATAAATTGATGTTAGTTCCAACAGACCAAGAATTATTACATTCAGCAATTGATTTAATAGCTGACGAAGAAGGTAATGATTTCTATGATGTGCTGGATGATTTAGGTTTAGATTACGCTAGTCCTTGGTACGATGCTGATAGGGATTCTTGGGACATTGGTATTTCAATGCCAACACCGACATACGAAGATTTGATTGACCATGAATCTAGTTGGTTTGAAGCATTACACGAAGCGCAAGATAAACTGAATAGTATTCTTGGTGAAGGTGTAGATACAAAGTTAGACAGTTTTCAGCATGTTTATTAAGGAGAGATTATGTATTGTGCAGTATTGTTATTAGCTGATGGTAGTTATGATCGAGAATTCATAGACTTTTTACCAACAGAGAGATACATTCGTGCGTTAGAAGATGAACATTCAATGTATGTATTAAATCCTAATAGGTCGGCTTATGGTGAGTCTGTACGTAAACCAGCTACAATTATTAATGTATTTAAACTAGGAGATGATTATGAGTAAAGAAGAATTAGATTTGTTACATTACAAGAACAAAGCACACCAACTTGAACAGCTACTGGAAGTTGAACGTGTGAAGAATTTTGAGTTACGCAGGTTCTTAGTGGAATTACGATTCCTAGCTAAACCTGTATTGTCTAAATTAGAGAAGGTTAAAGGGGTGAAAGAATGACTCCCGTAATCGTAGATAAAGTAGGTAGAGTTGCTAAAGTTGGTGATGAAGTTGTTTTTGTCAGCGGTAATTATGCAGATATGCAACTATGTTTAGGTGAGATATTCTATGTTGGAGTTGATGGTGTAATTATTCACCCTAAAGGTAGTCTTAGAGAAAGTGGTATGTTTTTAATTATAGGAGCTAAAGAATGAAATATATTTTTCCTGCTGTTGCGTTAACTGGTGGTATTGCTTGCATTCTACTAGGTCATGGTTTAGCTGGTATGTTTTTATGCTTCTTTAGTTTGATGGTGTATGATGATTGTTTGAAGGGAGATAAATAGGATGAGCTTTAAACCTAGAGTCCAAGAAACAGTTTGTGATGGAGAAAATGGCAAGGCGGTGATTGACCTAGATTTCGTGAAATATGCAATTGCGAGTGTAGGCGAGAACAGGACTATTGAGGTTACTCACTTGCCGTCAGGTAAAGTTAAATCTTTTAAAACAAGGACAGAATTCTACGGACACCACAGCAAGAAAAATGCTGGATGGCTTGGTGAACTAAATAAGAGTCGGTTAGAGTCAAATAAGAAACCTTTTTTAGTGGAAGAATTTGCGATAGAAGATAAGCAAACTGTAAGTGAGCCTATTGAAAATCTTATGCACTCTGCTAAAACAATGGTAGAGACTGCTCTCAAAGAATCAGGTGCATCAAGTTACGTTGCATTCTCAGGGAAAGGTAATAGCTTCAGGGTTGATAAGAGTACTTTGTTGGAGTATAAAGGCAACAGGTCTGATATGTTGAAGCCTTTACAACTAGACGAAGTGACCTTATATTTGAATATGAAATACAATGCTGAGATTATAACTAATCTAGAAGTGGATGATGTCGTCACTATGGTAACTCACAAGGACAAAAACTCTTTTATCCTAGGAGTAGATAAGGACTACTATGGTGCAGGGACTCGATTTTACAACACCAACAGACCAGAGGAAGGTATTGTAGATTGTTCAGGATTTGGTTACTTAAAAGAAGACGGTAAGAAAATTCGAGGCGTAGGTAGAATGTTTAAGTACTTCCAAGTACTGTCACAAGACACCTCGGACAACTATGCTGCTAATTGCTTTTCTGATAAGAAATGGGCTGATAAATCTGCATATAAAGCGTTGAAAGATTGTACCAATGATACCGAAGCTTTAGAAGCCCTTAGAGACTCATTTAAAATCCTATACCCCGAACCTAAAACGATTATCGGTTGGCGAGGGGGTGAAATACTTATAGATTGGTTGTATGTACTTCAGGAATGTTTTACTATGGCACACATGTTAAGGTTTGATAATGATTTTATAGACGTGTCTACTTTATTACGGAGTAAGGGGTTAATATGAGAATAGGGGACAGATATGGTAGGTGGTTAGTTTTATCTGAACCATATGCTATAGAAGGCAAGAATAAAAGGGCTAATGTTGTTTGTGACTGTGGTACTAGAAAATCGGTAAGAGTCAGTTCTTTGCTTTCTGGAGACAGCACTTCTTGTAGATGTTTTGCAAAAGAAACTGCTAGAGAAAGAATGTCAACAAAAGGTGGTGAATCAAAACATCCGCTACACCAACGTTGGTATGATTTGAACAGACGTTGTTATGACACGCGAAGAAAAGATTATAAACACTATGGTGGTAGAGGAATAGAGGTTTGTGAAGAATGGCACAAAGATAACCCTGAAGGTTTCCAAAACTTTTTAAAAGATATGGAAAGTACTTATAAACCTAAATTGGAAATCGACCGCATAGATAATGATGGGAACTACTGTAAAGAAAACTGTAAGTGGTCTACAAGGTCTGAACAAGTACTAAATTCTAGGTATCTCGGTTCCAAAGTGGTTAATCCAAGATACTTAGATGATGGTGAAGATGTTCTTCATCTGGCGGCAATGGCGCGTAAACATGGGTTGAATGAGCGATTACTACAAGACCGCGTAGGGAAGTTGGGTATGTCTGTGCAAGAAGCCCTTTCTTTACCAGTCAAGACGAGGCAGTATTTCTTAGTATTTGACGGTAATGAGTATTCATTGAAAGAGGTATTTACTAATATATGCCACTTTATAAATCTTAGAACGAGAATTAAGACTTCCACAGAGCAATTGATATACTACGTGTTCGGTGATAATGTGAAGGTAGAAGGTCTTGTGAATAAAAATAGGGTGGTTTTTGAAAAAGTCAGTCTAGACTTGTCGGAGTTCACTTTCAAGCTACCAGTAGTTGCAAGTAAATTCACTAAGTATTATTCTGGGGAATATAGTCACAAGGAGTACTTACATGAGTAATATCCCATTTGAACCTTGGTTGTGGTATCCAGATATTTGGCCTACTAAGTCTAAGTTCTACACTTGGTTACGAGGTTCCTTACGTAAAGCTGTTTGGAATACATCTCCGATAAAGATTACATTTAAGAACCAGAATTGCTTTGCTCCGCCAGATGGGTATGACGGTAGAGCTAAATCTGGCAACTATTGCGCTTTATCGGGAGAATGGGAAGGTAAAAGTAAGCTTCAGGTTGATCACGTTTTAGGTAACGTACCATTGAATGAAGAAGAAGATATACTTGGATTTATCCAGCACTTAATACCACCACCGAACAGCTTACAATTGGTAAAAGCAGATGCTCATAAGATTAAGAGTTATGCAGAAAAACAAGGAATAACCTACAGTGAGGCGATGCGTGAAAAAAAGGTCATTGCAATTATCAAATCGAAGAAGGAACGTGATGTTCTTATTGAAGCGGGAATTACTCCAGCCAGCAACGCAAAGAAACGTAGAGAGCAATTAGAACAATTATTAAAGGAGAACAAAATTGGGTAATATTACATTATCAAAACGTCTATTAGCTTTAGACGAAGCATCATTTATTGAATTATTAGAAACTGGTAGCCTGTACAAACTATACCCTGAATTAAAAGGGGGGTTATTTAACGTAGGTCAATTCAATCAAGCTAAAGAACAATATGAAAATAAGATTAAAGCACAACAAGGTGCTTATGATTTTCTATCAAGTATTTGTAATTTCACTGGTCAAGATCCAGCAGACATTTACGAATTATTAGAGGAACATAGTGAGAACATTATTTTCATGTTAGAAGTAGAAGATTTAGATTTAGAAGATATTTTCAATGCAATTAGAGAGGATGGTATTGAACAATGAGTGTATGTGCAATCGTAAGAGATTTAAGTGATATTGAACGTGCAGTTGAAGCATTGATTAGTCAAGCTGTAGATATTGCAGTACAAGAGATTACGGATGAGTATGAATCTAAGATTAGTGATTTAGAAGATGAGAAATCTGAATTACGTCAAGCGATTCGTGATTTACAAACTGAATTAGATAGTATTGAGTAATTAATAAATTAATTAATTGAGGAGAATTGAATGTTAGATTGGCAGAGTAAGGCTTTAGAGTTACGTGGTACTATGGGTAGTCGTGCAATCGGGAAGTTGTTAGGTAAAGGTAAAAGTTCGATTAACGATTTCTACAAGCGGTACGATTCACAACAGTTAGAAGTTAAAACAGATATTGGTGCTAAGGTGCTGTTCCTAGATTTGGAAGTGAGCGCATCTATTGTTGCAGCATTCAGTATGTTTAAGCACTTCAGTACACCAGACCATATTATTCAGTTTCCTTATATTCTGACGTATGCGGCTAACTGGTTACATGAAGATGCTGAAAAGATTGAGTGTAAAGGTTTGGACGACTTTGAAGGCTTTGATGAAGACCCTACAGACGACTATGAACTTGTTGTACGTTTATGGGCTTTGCTTGATAAAGCGGATTTAGTGGTGATTCAAAATTCACCCTTTGATTCAGGGTGGTTTACACAGCGTTGTGCATATCATGGTTTACCAGAACCAAGTCCATACCGTTGTATCTGTACATTGAAAGGTATGAAGAAAGCTATGGCGTTACCAAGTAATAGTTTAGGGTACAGTACAAAGTATTTCAACTTAGGTCATAACAAGCTACACCATGAAGGTATTAGTTTGTGGATTAAGTGTATGCAAGGTGACAGAGAAGCTTTCGGTAAGATGAAAGAATATAACATTGGTGATATTCCAACACTGCGAGAGTTGTACTTGAAGATTCGAGCATACATTCCTAATCATCCGAATGTTGCACTATACTTCGGTAATCAAGATGTGATGCGCTGTATGGTATGTGGTAGTGAAGATTTAGAGAAGTTAGATACAAAGGCTTACACCAATCTTAGTACCTTTGATTCTTACCGCTGTAAGTGTTGCGGTACGGTTAAACGTGCAGGACAAGCATTGAATTCTTCTGCTGAACGGAAACTGTTATTACGTCATGCAATTAAATAACTAAATAACTATTGACATTCTACGTGTGTATCGGTAAAATAATCGTCCATGCAGCGTAGAATGTCTTTAATTGAGGAGAGAGAAAATGAGTTTAAAGTTTCCATTTAAATTTAAACATAGTTCACATAGCTATGTGTTTACAGCAAGTGGTAGTGGCGACAGCGACAAGGTTATTGATATCACGTGGAATGATTCGTCGGGAGTGGAGCATTGGGTTACTTATGACCTTCTTGAAGTATTAAATCTTATTGATACTGGGGAATGGTTTGTCATTGCTGAAGAAACAACATCACCAATCGTAGAGATTACTCAAGATGAGTATACCAATCTCATCGAGGAAATTAACTTACTTCAAGACTTGCTTGCAGAAGCTAACAATCGTATTGTTGAGTTGGAAGCTAAGTCTAAGTTTAAGCCAATTAAAGATATGACATATAATGATTGGGTTGTAGCCTGTAGAGAAGGTCAAGAGTTTAAGACTCGTGGCGGTGAAATCGTTACTGTAATTGAGATGGATGATGAAGGTACGATTTGGCCTGTACGTACTATAGAAGGTTGGCATCAATTGGATGGCACATTCCAGCGAACGTATGAAGTACCAGAAGATATTATTGAACGTATTAGTTAAGGAGAGAAAGATGAAAGATAAACAATTTATTCAAGATGCAATTCGTACAGAGTCACCAAACTTCTTTGCACCAAACACACGAATCTTACATGCTGCAATTGGTTGTGTAACAGAATCAGGTGAATTATTAGATGCACTTAAGAAGCAAATGTTCTATGGTCGGGAATTAGACTTAACTAACGTGAAAGAAGAAGCAGGGGATTTGCTTTGGTATCTAGCTATTCTGTTTGATGAGCTAGATACAGACTTTGAGACAGAATCAAATCGAGTTATTAATAAACTTAAAACTCGTTTCCCTGATAAGTTTTCAGAACAAGATGCTTTTAATCGTGATTTAACTTCTGAACGTGAGGTATTAGAGCAATGATTGAACAAGTAGTAACAGAATATAAATTTACATACCGCCACCAGAATCACTCTGTGTTTAAAGGTGTTATTAAAGCTACAAGTATTAAGAATTTAGAGACCCAGATGTTAAGTTTACTTTACGGACATTACCGTAGACATTTGACGTTAGATGGTGTTGTGTTTGAGGAAGTAGTATAAGGAGTAGTAGTTTGATTGATTTAAATTTCCCATCTGCATTAATTGTAGCGCACAGTAAAGCACCTAACGGTGAAGAAGTATTGACGTATGAAGTAGAGCTACATCGTTTTATTCTAAGTCAATTAAATACACATCGAGGTATTAGTAAAAACGTACAATCTAGTCGTGCTATACCTATCTCTAAAATGATTGAACAAGTATTGAATGATCCCGCAATGCCAATTCATTGGGGTAAAAATCAACGGGGGATGGTTGCAGAGGTTGAATGTAATACTCCTATATACATTCATAGTGTTGGTGGTCAATACGAAGGTGAATACGCACGAGAAAAAGCTTGGAAAGTTGCTGCTGAGTTGATGGCGACAATTGCTAGTAGTTTTGAGTATAGTGGTTATTCTAAAGAAGTGATTAACCGTTTACTAGAACCTTGGATGAAAACCAAAGCTGTCATTACAGGTACTCGTAAAACTTTTGAAGCATTCTTTAAGTTACGTTGTCACCCAGATGCTCAAGCTGAAATCCGAGTGTTAGCTGAACGTATGCAAGCTGCAATGTTACAAAGTGTCCCTAATGAATTGAAGTATGGTGAATATCATTTACCTTATGTGAATCATTCTGACTTCCCACCATCAGAGTTTGGTTTGAAGAAAGATTTGATTGCAGCTAAGGTGAAGGTATCGTGTAGCTGCGCAGCACAAGTGAGTTATCGTCGTCTAGATGACAGCTTAGAGAAAGCTTTGAAAGTGTATGATATGTTGAATTTACCTATTAATGGTGTTTATCCAGATGATCCGCCACACTATTCTCCAACAGAGCATGTGGTTAAGATTCAGGCTGTGGATAAAGAATTAAGTGGTAACTTTCACAGTAATACATTCTTCCAATATCGTAAGGCTTTGGAATATGGCATTGAAGATAAATTCTTGGAGAACACAAAATGAAATATGACAATTTACCCACTATTGATAAAAAATACTATGACCCAGACTACATTGTATCTATGTCGGATATTGCACAAACTACTTTCTGCAAAGAGGGTTACTGTACCACAATGGATGACAAAGTATTGAAAGCCGTGCTTTACTTATTTGGTGTCGATGTAAATCGTGGATATTCTGAATCTAGTTTAGGGGATGCTTCATTTAGAAGCCCCTTCACTAATCAAGTACAAACTGGTGGTAATATCTTTACAGGGTATGAGCGTACTGACCCTGCTTGGAAAAAACAAGGCTTTAAGATTACCAGAGACTATTTATTTGGTAATAAATTGAATGAAGTTATTAAATTATTAGAAAAGGAATGATAGATGTTTGAAGAAGGTTTGATTGTATTTAGTGGTAAAGATTGCAAAGCTTGTGAAACCTTAAAATCAACATTAAATGTTAAAGGTATTGAATACAAGGAATATGACATTTGGAGTAACGCTGAAGCTTTACGTTTCATTATGTCTAAAGGTTTACGTGGCATTCCTCAATTGTTTAAAGATGGTGTTAAGGTAGGTATTGAAGATGTCTAAGTTGCCTCGTATTTGCACACCAACTGATAGTTACACAAGACATTACCCAGACATTGTTACTTTAGCTAATAAACAGTTAGAGGAGCAGTTGTGGTTTAGTTCAGAAATGAAAGTTCATTTAGACCGTATGCAATTATTATATGAATTGAATGAAGAACAATTTCATGCGGTAAAAACCGTATTACACCTGTTCTTACGTTATGAATTAATTGTTGGTAGGTTCTGGGAAGATGTGGTAGCTAAAACTTTTCCTCGACCAGAAGTGCAATTAGCTGCGTCTATTGTATCTATGGTAGAACGTGCGGTACATGCGGAGTTTTACAATCAAATCAATATTGAACTAGGTATGGATGAGGATGAAGACTACCTTGCTTATGTTAATGACCCAGAACTGAATGAACGTGTTACATGGCTAGGACAGATGTTGGGTCAAGAAGATAAGATACTCGCTACTATCATTTTCTCAATGACTGAAACAGCCTTACTATTTAGTTCTTTTGCGGTATTGAAAAGCTTTCAATCTAATGGTTATAATCTATTACCTGTAATTGTACGAGGTACTAATCAGAGTGCTATTGACGAAGACCAACATGGTATTATTAGTGCTGAAATTATCAACACTTATTATCGTGAATTAGGTACTAAGTTAGTAGATGATACTCCTCGGTATGAAGCGGTAAAAGCTGCTGTTCTACACGCTTATGAACATGAGTGTCGTATTATCGAGATGGCTTTCTTACAAGATACCTTGAATGGTGTTACTAAACAAGATATGAAGGAATTCGTTAAATACCGCTTAAATATTTATTTAGAGCGTATTCAATTACCTAAAATGTTTGACGTAACAGACTGTACAATTGTTGGTTGGTTTGAAAAGAATACATACTCCTATAAATCTGTTGACTTCTTCACTAAAGGTCAGGGTAGCGAGTATGAGAGTAAATGGGATAGTGAAGGTTTTATTGCGGCTTGGAGGGATTAATGAAGGTAGATTATTCAACATTACGTAAACGACTACAGGAGATTGGTGAAGCACCATCATGGTACACGACTTCAGGTATTCAGTTGTTTTACGAGAAATATTCTTTTGAAGAAGAAACTCCTAAATCTCGGTATGAAGCAATCGCTAAGACTATGGCGCAACACGCGCCATCAGTCAAACCGGAGTGGTGGGAGAGTGATACATATACCCAAGGATTATCTTGGGAAGAAGTATTCTTTAAAGCATTGTGGGATGGCTTCATTAGCCCATCTACCCCACTATTAGCTAACGGTGGTTTACGTAAGCGGGGTACTACAGTATCTTGTGCTGGTGGTAATGTAGGTAATAATTTATTTGACCGCTATAACGCTATCACAGAAGCTGCTATACTGACTAAACATAGTCATGGCACAAGTTACAGCATTGATGATTGGCCTGCTGAGGGTGAACCCCTTCGGAGAGGTGGTTACAGTTTAGGTGTGATGCCTATTGTACGGGATTTCATTAACTGTATGGATGAAGTAACGCAAGCAGCCCGTAGAGGTAGTTTAGCTTACAGTATAGGTTTATCTCATGGTGATTTTTATGCTGTTGCTGACAACCTGTATCTTAATCCAGAATCTAACAATGTTGGGTGGTTGATTAAGGATAGTGATGTTAATAAGATGCGTAATAAAGATAAAGAGACTTTAAAACGCTTCCAAAGGACGCTAGAGGTTAAATTACCACGAGGTAGAGGTTACTATACCTTCATTGACAAGTGTAATAGACACCTCGCTGAAGCGTTTAAATTGAAAGGTTTGAAAACTAACGCAAGTAATTTATGTGTTGCACCAGAAACTCAGATCCTAACAGATTACGGGTACTTCCCTATTGCTGACTTAGAAGGTCAACAAGTAAATGTGTGGAACGGTGAGCAATTTAGTGCAACAACTATTGTAAAAACTGGTGTTGACCAAAAACTGTTAAAAGTTACTACTTCTGGTGGTCAAGTTTTAAATTGTACCCCATACCATAAGTTTTATGTAGCTGATGGCTACACAGGCAATGTTATTGAGAAACGTACCAATGAACTAGTAGCTGGTGATAAGTTAATTAAGTTCGACTTACCTGTGATAGAGGGTGATAAGGTATTAACTAAAGCATACCAGAACGGGTTCTTTAGCGCAGATGGTTGTGTTGTACGTGGGAAAGCAAACGTGTATTTTTACGGAGAAAAACGTAAACTTACTCATTTATTTGATTTAGTCACTCACAGCACAAATGAATCTATGGATAGAGAAATTGGTCGAGTGGATGGATTAAAACCCAAATTCTTCGTACCGGATGCCACTTATACTATTGAATCAAGGTTGGAATGGTTAGCTGGTTACTTAGATGGTGATGGTTGTGTTTATCGGAATGGCGGTAATCAGCAATTAGTAGCTTGTAGCGTAGAGCCTGAATTCTTAAGAGAAATTCAACGTATGTTGCAAACATTAGGGGTGAGTGCTAAAGTAACCCTAATGAGTGAAGGCGGTTATAAAACATTACCAGCTAATAATGGTACAGGGGAGCATAAAGAGTATTTATGTCAACCTGCTGAGAGATTACTGATTACTAGTTATGATGTCTATCGTCTGATGGAATTGGGTCTTGGTAATTACCTACACAGATTGAGTGTGGTGAAACGCCTACCTCAACGTGACGCAAAGCAATTTGTAAAAATTGTTAGTGTAGATGACGAGGGACGCACTGATGACACTTACTGTTTCACTGAAAAACTTCGTGGTATGGGGATGTTCAATGGTATATTGACTGGTCAGTGTCAGGAAACAAATCTACCATCTAATGAGGAATACACTTTTAGTTGTGTTATCCTTTGTTATAACTTAGAGTTGTGGGATAGTTGGCCTGAACATCTAGTACAAATTGGTCAAGTGATGTCAGATTGTAATATTTCTGAATACTTAGAAACTATGGATGAGATGACTGATGTAGACAAAATTGCTATGCGTAAAATCTACAAGTTTACTAAAGAGTTCCGTAGTCTAGGTAGTGGTGTTCTTGGTTGGCATACACTAATGCAGATGAAAAGTATTCCCGTAGCTAGTATGGATGCTATGTTACTAAATGAAGAAATCTTTAGTAGATTAGATAGAGATAGTAAGGAAGCTACTAGATGGTTAGCTGGTGTAGTGGGTGAACCTGAAGGTTGTAAAGGTTTAGGTATTCGTAATGCCACCAGATTAATGATGCCACCCACTAAGTCTACTGCTGAGATCATGGCTGGTGCTAGTGAAGGTATCGGTTTAGACGTAGCTATGGTGTTTACAAAACAATCTGCTGGTGGTGAATTCTTCCGAATCAACAAAGTTTTGTTGAAGTTGATGAAAGAACGTGGTGTATATAATGACGAGAATATTAATTTACTCGCTAGGTCTAAAGGTAGTGTACAGCAAGTAAGTTGGCTCACCGAACACGAGAAGAAAGTATTCTTGACAGCTTTTGAAATCCCAATGGAATGGGTAATCAACTTAGCTGCACAAAGACAGAAATACATTGACCAAGGACAGAGTTTAAATCTGTACTTCACATCAAATGACAGTGAAGAATATATTAGTAAAATACATCGTATGGCATTTGACAATGAGGACATTTTATCTCTATATTACATCTACTCAGTACGTGGTGCTGATGGGTTAGTGAGAGACTTGGAATCTTGTGAAATGTGTCAATAACAACTAGCCCCGCTTTGCGGGGCTTTTTATTACCTAAAATTTATCAATTCCCTATTGACTTCATTATTCACGTCCTATACAATGAGCATAATTAAACAAGAGGAGAAACCAAATGGATGAAATTCTAGCTGAAGCTTGGGAAGTGTATAGAGAACACCAACCTAATGTAAGATTAGGGCAATGTATTAGAGTGGTGTGTTCTCAGTTCCTTGTGAAAGAGCATCGTTGTCTGAGTAATATGGACGGTGAGGTTGCTATTCAATACTTTAAACAACATTACAATGAAAATGCGGAACAACAATTAACTTTATTAGGAGAGTGAAATGAGACTAATTCTGCAATTTTTAGTTCTGTTAGCTTTAATCCCAACAGATGCTTATTCAGCTAACAAAGGTGATAAAGTGGAAGTAAAGGGTAAAGTAGTGAAACAAGTGGTGGTGCGTAACAAAGGACAGAAACAAAAATGTCAGATTGTTCTTGACACTAAAACTAAGAAGAAAGTTACAGTGTGCAATCCACAATAGATACATATATATCTATTTCACACTAAAAACTCAAATAATGGACACAAAAAAGCCCGCATTTAGCGGGCTTTCATCTTTATACACTAATTTTCTTGTACTAATGTGAACACGATAGCTTCATCTCTGACTCTACCAGCGGCGGTTGTATAGGTAAGAATTACTTTCTCTTTACCACCAACTGTACCCCCACTCACCCACAGAACGATTGCTCTACCTGCCGGATAAATAGTACCATCATCCAACACCACATCACCGGAGTTAGTTGTACAATTATCAACGACTAATCCACCCAGATTATCTTGTGTATAATTAACACTAACAATGTTATCTTCGACGTTACGAATGAAAACATAATCCAGTGTTTCATTGACATCCTTAGTTACATAGATCATAACGTAACGCCTTATAATTAGATTTCAAAAAGCCCACTTGTAGTGCTAACTTGGAATGTAGAGTTAGTAGAGCTAACAGTCAAACCACCACCTACGTTCAAGTCACAGTAACCAATTAAACGGTCAGTACCAGCTAAAGCACCAGCAGCACGTTTAACAATAGCTACATACTTAGCAGTAAGTGATACGTTAGTACCAAAGCTAATATCAGCACAATCCCATAAGATAGTACCAGAAGTCATTGTTGATGTTTTACCAGTAAGAACTACAGGAGCATACCCAACATCGGCAATTACGTTGGCAGACATATCTGAATAAACAGTGTGTGTCAAAGCTGGAGTATAACCAGTGCCAAGTAATACAGCTACGATTGTATCGTTAGCCCAATCAATTTGGTTAGTGTTGTCAGTCAGTAAAGATTCTTTACCAGTGTTGTATAAAGTGAAATTGCCTACAGCCATTTCTTAGTTCCTTAGATTAATTTAAATAAAATTGTGTGTTTATTGGTTTCATTATGTAGATTGTATTCTTATCTTTCATAATGAATGTTCTATCAGATTCAAACACTAGAGGTTGAATGTAGTCTACCCACTGTAATAGTTTGTAAGACACGTTCATTGAAAGAGGGTGTATGTCTTGATTAAAACCAGATACAATAAACAATTGTTTATGTGTCAAATCCAATGTTGTTTTATTGATAGCGCCAGAGAACGACACATCAGTACCAACAGTAACTTCTAGTTGTTTATTACTCAGAGGTAATGAAGTTTTATTCAATAATGCGTTAACTGGAATACTTGTACCAGTAACAACAGTGAGAGGTTTAGTAGATAATGATACCGATTGTTTATTGATACTAGAGACAAAACCTAACGCATTAGATAATTGCTCGTTAGTAAGATTGAGTGTGGTTTTAGAAACATTGCTATTCCATCCAATTTTACTACCTAACTGCTTACTTGTCAAGGATAAAGATTGTTTACCAATGCTTCCGATGAATGGTAAATTACTTCCTGTAACAATCTCTAATTGTTTAACGGTTAGAGGTATAGTAGTTTTATTAGAGGTATTTACAAAACCTAAGACATTATTTGGATTCTTAGGTGTAAGGGTTAGAGTTCTTTTACCTACACCTAATACAGTACCTAGTTGAACAATTAACTGTTCTCCGGCAGTAATTAGCGTAGATTTACCCGTTGATAAACTAAATCCCGCACTAACCGAGTGTTGTTTAACAGTTACCGACAATGCTTGTCTATTAGGTACAGTGTTCGCACCAGTAGATACGCTTAACTGGTCTTGGGATAACAATAGTGTAGATTTATTAGCACTGGTATTATTACCAATAACAACACTTTGTTGTTTAGTGGTTAGTGTTAATGTAGTTTTATTCAATACACCAGTGAACGGTGTCCCACCCCCTCCACCCCCAGACTCAGGTACAAACACAACACCGTAAGGAAGTAAGCCATTAGGCATCATACCATACATAGATTACTCCTTAAACTTAATGCTCCATAACTCAGGTAATCTATGATAATCCCCGTTATCTGGAAGTGCTTGTACACGTTGTCTAGCTTTATGTCTCAAACCTACATAGTATGCACTCGCGTTACTGAAAGCAATCGAGTCTCTTATTACCCTTGTAGCAAGTTCAGCAACAGTAATACCTCGTTGGTTTGCTACTGTAGCTAAGAATGGGGTGGGTGCTGCTGAATTGGACTGCAAAGCAATGGCTTCCTTCTCTTGTCTTTCCCAAGTCTTAATTTCACCTTCAGGCCATCCGGCTGTGAGAGAATCAATGTGATGTTGAAAATCAACATCAATTTCAGAAAACTTTGCAGCTTTTTCTTTAGGCCAAGGATTGTACTCATCTATCAACTGACTAACTAAATCATCCGGCGCATTTGCAGACCATTTACCATCAAGCTCTTCTAGAAAAACCCCTTGCTTTTCTAGAAACAAAAACAAACCAAAACCTTTATCCTGAAAGTTAATCATAGAATGTTACCTCTGAACATTGCCTGCGGTGCGCTGTTGTTCATGACAACTGGCATATCAACGCGAGTGTTTGCCGGAAGCGCTGTGAATGATGGTGCGCTGTCATTGTACCAATGCGTGATTGGATGTCCTTCATACGTGTTTGCTGACAGCCACATATCCGCCGCCGTTGTCCCTGTAGCCATGATAGCCGGAGCGCCGTTTGAAATGGTGGCAATGCCGTATACGCCTTGACCGAGTTTTAAGTCACAAGTGATTGCCTTAGTGCCTGTGGTATCAACTGCGACAGTGCCAAGGTCAGCAAGTAAAGTAAAATTTGAGTCGTAAGTGTTGCCGTTTAGTGGCTGCCTGACCAAGTTGTAAATGCCGACGCGCATTGTGCTGCCACCTGCTGCTGCTGCTGTGCGTATTACGTGTGCCAGCGTAGTCAGATGCACCGGAGCTTGTATGATGTGTGGAGTGATGTATAACCTGTTGGCGGTCATTGTTATCTGCCCACGAATACCGAAGAAATTTGACGATAGCACGTAGTTCACTTGGTTAAGCATTCGACTGCCGAAAGACCGCGCATCAGTTGGTACAAAGACAATCTTGTCTCCCGATGGAAAGTTAATCTTTGCTGTTGTACCTAGTGAGTTGTTAAACACGTTTTGACGCACAAGCGTAGTCGATGCACTTAAGTACCCTTCTCCGCTTTCCCAATTGCCGGAAGTATCGCGGATCATGTAAGGAAAAACATGATTAGTGCCGTAAAAGCTGTTGAAGGTTAGGTTGCCTGTGTTGAAAGTTCCCACCTGCGACCAAGCTCCATCAAGCGTAATGTTGCCAGTGCCTGTACTTGTGCTTGTCTCTGCAATGTTATTTGCACTCATTTACTATTACTCCATATCATCTCAGGAGTAATTCTCCCAAGATTGTTATCTCTATATGTTCCTACTACATAAGCTACAAGCTCAGAGCAGAACCATTTATTATTTGCGTTCCATCCGGTGCGGAACAATATTCCGAAGATAGCAGAGAAATCGTATTTCTTACCTACTTCTCCAGCCAATCTATCGTAAGCATCAGCAACACTATCTCTAACGATAACATTAGCAAAAGCATGGTCATTGTATCTCTTAATGAAGTCATTGATGGGGGTTATGACAACACCTTTAGTAGCTGTGGCTTCAAACACCATATCACCAACTACAATACCACAGTGACTCCATCTGCTCCATGTGAAGATACGAATGAGCCAAGAAAACGGTAAATGGTTTTTACCAAAGATTACTTTAATTGTCGGTGACATTATTTATCACTCATAGGTGTAGTAGTTACAATTCTAAGCACTACGTTAATCATGGCAACTAACATAAAGATGATACCGTAGTAATCACCTAATGCTGCTTGGAATAAACCCATATTTAACTCTACAATACCTAATATACCTACAAGGATATTAAATATCATTGTCTTACTTTTGTGGATGTTCTTTAGCCAATTCATTTTCATTCCTTGCTTTTATTGTTAAATTGCAAATAGCTAAATCATTGCGGAGACGTTTCTCTGAAGTGATGTAGTCAATAACCTTTTCACCAGAGCGTACACTGACAGGGCATTCTTGCATCAATTGAGGGGGAGTGTTAACTGGAACTTCTACAATGCGATCAACATAGACTGTTTTAGTGTTCTGACACGCCACTAATAGAGGGACTAACAGACATATTAAGACAAGACTTTTCAAAGCCTTCAGGGAGTGATGCAACATACTTGATGGTCTCTTTCTCAGAAGAATGTTGTTCTTCTTTTATTTTATCAATAGAATTCTGTAATGCAATAAGTTTTTCAAGCTGTAACTTATTTCTTTCCTGCAATTCTAAGTATTTCTGTGTATTCTGGTTAGCTAGAGCTACAGCTTGTTCTGATTGCTGTTTATAAAGCTCTACAGAAGCTTCTAAGGCATCTTTATCCGCTTGTAGTACGTAGATATACCCGTAGATAGATAAGCCTATCAGCAACGCTCCTAAGAGCTTTAAAAGTGGGGTGTACATTACTTGAATACTCCGGCTGAAACATAATACATATCTAAGCTGCCGTCTTTCATTGTTTTAGCATGACGTAATGCTCGTTTGGGGGTTTGTTTAGCCCACAGACTATCTAACATTTGTTTAGATGCTTCTTCAAAGTTACCAACTTCAATAGCAGCCCACATCTTTTTGAAGACCAACGTACCGTTGAACCCAAGTTGATACACCATCGACACGAGGATAGCTTGTCTTTGTTCGTTACATTTCGACCAAGCTAAAGGTTTTTGTGTAGATAGTTTATTGATGGATTCTTGAATTCGTTTACGTAAGAATTCTAATTCTTCTTTTTCGTTTGCAACAATGTTAGGGAGAGGTGCATATTTAATATCTGATAACTTCCGTCCATACCCTATTGTCGGAAAATGTTCAGTACAGTAGTATGGCTTTAATGATCTCCCTTCTTCAATCTTCAGAATCATTTCTGCGAATTTGTTTTGCATATTTTCTCCACTTGCAGTTGAATACTAACCCCCATAACATAATCTGAATAAGAATGAATTGGATGTATGGGCGAAAGTCATAAAATATTGTTTGATAGTAACTGAACTGTTCGATGATGTTTAATACAAAACTTATCATGCAGGGTAATCCTATGATTAAGGATTTCTTGGTATCGTCTAATTTGAATACCACTACAAACATTAGTATGTCTATCAATGCGGAACGTATATAATAAAAATCTGTCTGAAATAGTAACCAAGTTAATATGTCGAGAATAAGAACAACAGAAAGATACCTGCTCACCTCAACAATATCTTTGTCTCTTATCAGAAATGAAATAATCATTAGAGTGATAGGTGTGATGAGCAGGTACATCATTACTTAGTTTCCTTTACAGGATCGCCAGATTCAGTTGGGTCTGTTGGTACATTAGTTTCAACAGGGGGTTTCTTGGGCTTCTCAGGCTGCGGGGTTTCCGTTGGCATATCATGCTTCCTTATTAAAATTAGTCATATTACTTAACATTTTTGACATCTTACCAATCATTGCCAAAGGTTTGACACGACTGAGTAAATCTTCTTTATTGAAGGGTTTAGTTAGAAAATCAACTCCACCACACATAAATGCTTTACAACGTGATTTCTCATCCACTTCCGCAGTGAGGAATACAGTTGGTATATCTTTTGTAATTGTATTGAGTTTCAATTCTTCAGATACATCATAACCAGTATATCCGTCATCTAAAGATATGTCAAGCACAATTACATCAGGTTTAAATTCTATAGCACTAGCTAATGCAGCATAATGTCCATACACAGGGCACACCTCATAACCATGCTTCTCAAACAACTGCGTGAGGAATAATAGCATAAAACTATCATCCTCCACAAGCATTATCTTAGGATTTATCGCTGTCATTCTTCATGCTCCACTTAGCATTAAGAACAGCTAAATCCCTTACAAGCTGGTTCAGTGTGATTGACATTTCACGAGTCATTATAATCATTTCTCGTTGGTCATCCTTGATACTCGACACGGACTTATTTATCTCTTTTTCCATGTCATCAAAGGTTGGAGAGTTTGATAATTTAGCCACCACAGACTCTATGATTTTATCATTCTTCTGTTTGTCATACCAAAACCAAGTACCTAGTGCAACCCAACCGTACTTTAGTAGTGCAAATATTTCTATGTTCATTTAAGTTCCTTAGTTATGTAGCACTACTGCCACCTCTGAATACATAAGATGTTTCACCATTCTTGCGCAATGTTAATGGATTGCCTGACGGAGTAGATTGGATGTACTGGTCACTGAATGCTTTGAACCAGTCAGTGCGCGTACTATTTACTATTGTATAAATGTTGGTGTATACAGCAGGGAATAGATTTTTATAGAGCGTTAATGAATCTGTATTTTCTTCAGTAGATGCACCTAATCGTAGGCGATTCCTCAGTGATGATACTGTTTGTCCGAAAGGGCTTGGTAAGTCTGCAACTACTTCATCAATAATGGTGATTGAATCTTTAATCAACTCAATACGTTTCATTGGTTCTGACTCTACAGGAGATGCTTGCGTAAACCGCAGAATGTACTCACCGTTAGTGAATCTAAAATTATTTATCTGTTTAGTTAAATAATAACCACCGTCGAAACCTGTACGATGTAATACTATAATTATATCACTATTTTCTGTGTTGTCTACAAATTCAAACTCTAGTGTGAATAATCTTTCTTCGTAAGGATGTCCAGCAGTATAGTGATTACCACTAAGTATTTCATATTCATTCACGACCAACTTTTCATCTATATATCGTGGATACATCTTAGACAATAGAACTTTCTTTACTCTAGTTCTGTAACCGCCTGCTATGATAGGGAATAGCTTTCTTTGGTTCATGGTTAATACCCCATGTTACCTGTCACGATCCATTGTGTTGGAGACATACTTTCTATCGCTATTGTAGCACCTTTACTGAATGTAGTAGGGCTTGCATCTTCGGGATATATAAAACTAATACCTGATGATGGTACTAACCTAACAACACCTTCCCCAACTTGAGTGAAGAATATTAAAGCACCTGTTACTGGTTCGCCAGTTTCAGTAAGGATTGGAGCGTTGACTATTACGTCAACGTCCATATTAGCTGTACAACAATAATGTGTTATATGATTATCGGCTGAAACACTGAAAGCTGTATTAGATGTAGTCACTATATTCATAGTGGAAACAATAAGACTTCCAGTATTCAGCGTCTTTATTACTTTACTGAAAGAAGGTACTAAACCATTTTCAGTTAAAACATCCTGATCATCATCACCATGAACTATCTCGTGTGCAAGATTTATATCTTGCTTCAATACAGAGATAGCATCTGTAGTGTTCGATGGAGGATAAGGAAGAAAAGACATGGTTTATTCCTTAGTTTTTGTTAAACTCTTAAAAATTCAACAATTGATATATCAGCTATTGCACTTCCTGAATTGTTAGTAACAGCGTCCCTTATTTCTAGTGCAACATAATCAGTACCTAAAGGGGTTTGTGTGAACTTCACTTCTACGTTACCACCTGTACCTGTGCTATGAAGAATTGTGAAAGTAGAACTAATAATTCCTAATGATGCGTTATATAATGCGGTACATCTCACTGCTGCATGGTTTATTGGTTGAGATAAGCCATTCAATCCTGTTAAGTTAACGACAACATCAGCAGTAAGTAAGGCCGTTGCGCTTGCTCTTAGTTTTAAGTTTGGACTGTCATCCAACTTGTTGAACTTCTGCCAAGCACCACCACTTGCGATTGTTAATCTTTTGGAAAGTATCTCTGTTTTCTGGTTGGCTCCAACAGTATCCGGTGAAGATGCAAAAGTTTGACCGCCTGCGTTTCTACAGTTTGCACCATAGCCGCCAACAGAAGAATAATGACTTGAGTAGTTAAAATGGTTTTGACCCCACATGAAACTACTGTTCGCATTTAGCACGTTATCGCGCCCAAAAGCTACTGAGTTTTCGCAAGTTTTAGTGTCTATCGTTCTACCAAATGAGAAAGTGAACTTAGTTGCTGCGTTGTTTACAGAAAAAGCGCCGGACATAAAATTGTATGATCCGAAATTTCTATTACCTTCACCACCAAGGAATGAATAACCTGAAATCCCACCATGTTGGTTGTTCTGACCGCTTAGAATTGTGTTGTAAGAGCCGGAACTATAAATAACACTATAAGTGGCACCAAATATTGTATTGTGGTCGCCTGTACCATCAATTAGATTGTGTGCGCCTAAATTGTAGCTCATTTGTCGGTTTGTAATATTGTCATAACCGCCAATATTGTTTTGCAAGTTATTCTGAGTTGCATTGTCATTGAATTGATCTGCGTCACCAACAACCCAATAAGTCACTTCCTCACTTCCTGATAGCTTTGCAGCGTCAGGGGTAATTGAAATTGTTGATGTGCCATAACCGGAAACAGATAATTCTGCCGGAGTAAATGTCTGCAAGAACCCGTTTTTCTTTGATAAGAAAAATACATTTCTGTATGGTTGACCACTACTTACGTCAAAGGTCACAGGGATGTTATATGTTGCCAATAATGGAGCTTCATCCCTACCAAAAACGACACTATGACCAAGCCTGTTAGGAAAGTCAAAAGTTCCTGCTGTGTTTATTGAGGACTTACACTGTGGGTTTGTTGTATTGTAGTTCGGGTTTATTGTAATAGTTCGCAAGTCATCGGAGTAACTGTACTCAAGGTTGTCTACCTTACTTACTAGATTCTTAGCCTGAACACCACCAACTAATACAGTGGAGTTAGTAGCAGCCAAATCACTACGTAAACTAACATCTACTCCCGTAGCATCTTCCACTTCTTTAATTAACTTAGCAATAGTAGGTACATCACCATTCTCTGTTGGAATATCTACTAACTCAGACCCATGAACAATATTATGTAATATCTGAACATCTTGATTTAACACATTAACAGCTTCAGTAGTTCCGTTAGGTGGGTATGGTAAAAATGGCATAATATATCCTTATGTTAGGCGGTTCTTAGCCAAATATTTACAACCTGATATGGGTTCATCAAGTTGAATGCTTGATTACCACCAAAAGCTTCTGTAGTACGAGTATCTGTACCAACAAAATCATTCTGTGCAACTTCACCAGCACTAGCATAAGCATTACCTTCACTGGCTTTATTGTTACCTTGATATTCAAGTTTTAATTGGTGAGCATGGCTAGGTAATTCAGCAGTAGTGAGTTTGTGTTGATATTCACCACCAGTTTCACCCGCAGCAAAGGTACGAGTAACAGCATTGACATCAGTACCCTCACCACTACCAATAACAGTTCTACCTTCAGCAAACTTCACCCAAGTACCGTAACCGTAAATAACAGCAGGGTTACGGTCATCACCAACAATATATTTTAATTCATTGATAGGTGTTTGTGATGGAGAAGCTAACTGAGCTTTTAATTCAGTGATTTGTTGGTAAAGGTTATTGAATTGCCAGTTAAGATTCTGAGCAGTTGGTTCAGCGAAAGGTGTATAACCATAATCACGCAACGCTTCATCTGGTCTAATCTTGTTAGGGGTAATACCATCGTCGTATGTATTCTCTACAGCCCATTCAGGATTGTATGTAGGATAAGCCATTATAAATCTCTCTCTATTGTTACAGACATATATATGTCAACACTACGAGTGACAGTAATATCTGATAACTTGAATATTGTAAATCTGTATGTACCCATTGTAGCTTTTGTAGTTTTGGATGTAACAGATTGTGATAAGGTAAGTGCTGTTGATAATGTGTGACTTACGTTAGGTGCTAGACCAATTAAATCATTACCGCTTAGTGTTGTGTAACGCACAGCATAAGCATTACCATGATGATCACCAACATCAGTCAAGTACGCTGAAGAACTTACTGCACCATTAGCATCAGTTAATGTGATAGAACCGTTGTATTCAAATGTAATACTATGTGTTGCAGTAGCTAACGTACCATCATAGAGTTGGAATCTATCTGAGTTAATGTCGTATAGACCTAAATTCGCTGCCAGAGGGTCAACAGGAGGTATAACAGATGATACTGATACGTTATTACTATATATAACCAAAGTACCGTCTACGTTCGTTGCAGTTGTTTTAACAGTGATTGTTTTACCAGCATCACCAGACACTAATACATAAGTGTTGCTTGTAGCGCCACCGATGTCTACACCGTCACGTTGCCATTGTTTAGTTACAGTGAGTGGCGTAACACCATTAAATTCACCATTCACATAAGTTAATGTTTGACCTACTTCACCAACACCATAAATGTATGGAGTAGTTTTAACAGTAGGACTGTTAACAACTGGTGGAATATATTTTTCTGTAGGTAATGGGACGAATCTTGGGTCTGTAGCAATACCTACATCATATAATAAGATACTATTTAAACTACCATTACCGAAACCCTTACCCGCCGTATTCAATTTGAATGGGGTAGTGTCTCGTTGTACAATAAGCTTTCTTGTGTTGATTGGAAATAACTCTGCTACTTCTGTCAACATTGAATCTTTAACACCAAACAAATAACCTACAGCTTCAATTAAATATTTGTTTGGGTTATCTACACGAAGTTCATCATCATTTGTAATATATGACAGAACTTTAATTATATCTTCTATTGTTGCTGAAGCTGTTTTCTTCAACATTGCAATACGTAATATTGTTTTATAATCAGCATCACTAAAACCATAACGCTGAGTATCTAATTCTTCACCAATTCTATCTAACCACCAACCTTTAGCACCAGCTAGTGTACGAACTTCTTGTAGTTCGATAATAGTATTCTCTATCTCTTGTAGTTCAGTAACCAATACATCAACTAAAGCATTAATGTTAGGTTTGTCTTTAAACTGAGAAAGGAGATAGGATTTAGCTATCTCCACTCTATTATCGACTAACTGGATTTTGTTAGTCATTAAATTCTCCTGAATGTAATATTATCAATCAGTAATCTTGGTTTCTCATCATGATCGGCAAGTAAATCAGTAGTAACAAATGATGGTGAAACTTGTGTCAAGTCTTTCATTTTAAGACTAACAGATTTCAATCTACTAAATGATACCGATTGGTACACAATAGCATTCATTAAATTGTTATTTAAGTAATCACCAATACTTGTCTGATCAACAACTGAAATTAGGGAATTAATTATTTGTTGCTTTTCAGCATCACTTAACACACTACCATCTTTAGTTACATAGCCAACTTCTACAGCTACATCAAAGAATGAAGCTCTTGTATATTTAACTACTGTCGAGTTACCTAAACCATTTGTTATTGTTGTACTATATGTGCCGTAGCGTTTAGTATTACCATATCCTTTACGATAGATTGTATCAGCCACTTCTGAATCCTTACCACCCATGACAATTACATTGTATGTATAAGGTTCACAGACTAGATTGCTACTCACATCGTAAATGAAGTCTTCTGTAGGGTTCTCAAACACTTCAACAGAAGATACACCTTCCAGTTTCAATAATGCAGATTTCAACGAATCCGGTGTACCAGCAATTGAGTTGTCTTGAATTGACATTGCAGATAAACGATATTGAGCATCTGTCTGAACTTCACTACCACTATTCAAATCAACGTAGTTGATTACTGAATTATACCCAGTGTACGTGGGTGATAAACCTAATAATCCATTAGAAGGTAGAGGCTTATAGCCAGCTACACTTGCTTCAATATCTACGCTGTGACCAATAACGCCAGTCTTAGGAAATACATTCACATACAAACGTTTATTAGGAAACGGTTGTGGAAGTAAAGTGGAAGGGTTATAACCAACAAACAATGTGTTATCTGATGTAACAAAAGCTTTAGCTGGAGTATCAACAATCACTTCATTAATAAATGATGCTAATTCATTTAACATTAAGATACGGTCAGTACCTGAAATAGCAGTTCTAGTAAATATCTTTGTGGTTGGTGCATTACTATTGTAAATAGTGAATGTATGTGTTACACCAATTGCAATATCCGATGCTGTTATTTTATAACAACTTGCATAATTGTCAATCACTGTGTCACTTAAAGTGGTGTAAGTAATATTGTTTTTAGCTGATAGTGTAGCACCAGCTAATACGTTAGTACCTAACGTAACAGTTGCTAGATTAGATTGAATGATGGCTTCACCACCACCTTTCGTTTTATCTTGACGATAAACACCTTGCTTATTCAATACATCATCTAAGTAAACAAATTCAGCACCAGCTAATGTTTGGGAAGATACTACGCCTTCGATACCTTGCCAAATTTCATCTGCCTCTTCAGCAAACACAGAAATGAATTGGTCTTCAATAGAACCTGTATCTGTATTCCAGTCAGCACCTAGTTTAGTTTTAATGTTGTTCTTCATTGAAGCAATGATTTCAGGTAATGTTTTTCTAACAAAACCAAACTCAGTAATTCCTGCCATTTATTTACCTTTCTATGTTGGCAACCATTCATATGGAGGTTGTAAAGCCTCTGGCATATCCTCATGAACAATAGGATGAATGTCTAAAGCCCATTGACCTATATCATATAGAGGTGTAATATTGTTTGCTATGTATTCGTAGCTCTCATCTTCCCAAGCGTAGGTAGATGGGTTGTTTAGTGGTAAATTACCTTTACGTGATTTAACTTCAAAGGAGACACCATACCCTCTCGCTGTTCTATCCAGCGTACTCTTAAAGTATTCAATACTTAATACGTCAGGGTCTTCTTTGATTGCAGCAATATATACAGCATCAATATCTCTTTGCGTAAAACCTTTACCGATAATCGCTTTACCATCACCTGTATCACGATACGGTATACCAAATGATGTATCTAAAAACCATTCACCTTTGTAGGCTTTTAGTTTAATTTGTATTCTTTGTTTGACGAGTTCTTGATATGTGACTAGACGTAACATCTTACCGCTACTGTCAACATCAATATCATCGAAATCATTTAGCTTAAATCCAGCCATGATAGTTCCTATGGAGTTGTTGCGTCTACGATTAAGCCATAATTCTGAAGTTGTGTGAGGAGTAGGGCTAATGCTGCATTCCCTGCTCTGCTACCAGACACTGTAGGAAGCTCTACAGGCTCTTTACCATTAAACCCTACCTTACCCATTACTTTAGTATTTGGAGCGTCTATCGTTGCGCTGGAAGCGTTTAATTGGTACTCTTGAGTATCAATGTATACACCATCTTCTTTCACAACAATCTTAGTAGATTTATTAGCTATTACGATATTATCTGGGTCTGTCTCTAAACCTTCAGCATCTGTAGCAAAGGAAGGAATACAAAAGCAGTCAGATAGATCATGAGTAACTGTGGTACTAATATCTACCGTTCCTAAGCTCATGAGAGAGGCTACATCACGTTCAGATACTATAGCCCATACCTTATCACCAACTTTATATGGAAGGCTTATAAACACGCCTCCAGCGTTTACAGAGATATGTTGTATCCTAACTTCAGGGATTTCTGGATATGGAATGATTTGACCAGTAGGTCTGCGAGTGGATACGAGGGGTTGTATATCTACTACACCTGAACGTACAACGCGAGTGATTACAGCAGGGAAGGATGTATGCACAAAGTCTCTTAGACGTTTATCAAAATGTGCATCCATTAAATCTTTTTGTGTTATTGTTGCAGTAGACATTATTTCTCCCATCCATCTACAGGTTTTAATCCTAATGAAGAACTCCAATCACTTCCTTCATAAGTCCCTCGATGTGTGACAGATTCAATTTCATAAACACCATTATGGTATTTACTTTTTAGTTTAACTTTAGCACCTATAGTGTAAGCACCGTTCAATGTTGTCGATACCGTAACATTCTGTCTATTACCGGAGGATTGCTCTGTCTGACCACTATCAGCAGTCTCAACACTCGGCGCACCAATCATATTCATATCTGAGTTAATTTCAAATGCTTTGGCGTAAGACACATTTATTAAGTCATTTGGTGCAGCATTAATTAACCCATCTTCTATCCAAACTTTCATATCGTTTTCCTTAGCAAACTTTCTAAGAAACTCAATAGTTGGGCCTGTGTATACAATAGGCTTCTTATTAACTTCAGTCATTGGTGTAGGGAACGATATTGTACCTTCTGGTAACTTCATATCTTTTACAAAGTTCATAAACACTTCAGATAGTTTAGTACCCGAACGATATGCTTTAGCTGAATACGCTTCTTGAATAGCGTTAGTACCAGAGGCACAAGTGAGCGAAGTCTTTCTCGTATTACCATCAAAGGTGTCTACTACTAAGATAACTTCACCAGCAAATATGATAGGGAGTTCTGCATCTGTTTCATATCCAGCTTTCAGTAAGATATTTGGTTTCTTACCGTTGTTCTGTTCTAAGAACTTTCTTACTGTATCTGAAATATTGTAAATTGTTATGTTAGTGTCACTCGAAGCATCTTTACCTTTAGTAACACTGAAGGACATATTGTGATTAGCTAGTTTGACAATACCATTAGTATTCTGTTCTAAGTACCTATTGGTTCCTGTACGATAATCTGGACTACCAGCTAACTCATCGGTGACAGGAACAATAGGGTTTACTTCATAGAAAGATACTGGTTGACCAAACTCTAATACATATTTATGAATAAATTGTTCAGCCATAAAAGTATCTTATAATCTTGTTGAGGATTTTGTGAATCTAACATCATCTTCCACATCAATAGTGATATTCAAATCACCCGATGTAAAAGTGTTAGCTATTGCGGAATTGTAAGTGTCTTCACTGATATAATACAGTTGCCATCTTCCAGATGACCAACCATTTCTAGTAATTCTACCATAACTTTTCATTGTGTCAATAGCAACTAAAGCACCTTTTGGTGAAACTTCTAAAGATCTATGTGCTTTGAGTAAGTCAGTCATTGTGGTGATTTTAGTTTTAAATAGAAAGTCTTGGTTTTGTTTACCTAAAGAAAGATACCATGCTTCATCACGAGGGTTCCATTGTAACAACATATCATAAGCTATATTGTCTAGGATTGTCGTGAACAGCACGTTAGGACTGTCTGGAATAGATAATACAGAGATTGTCATGATGTGCCGCCCTCCTTCTTATCTGGTGTTGGATCAGTCCCGAAAGCTGCTGAATTAAATTCAGTTAAAGCTTGGGGTATACCACCTGCGGCATCAATACCAGATGCAGCAAAACTCTTTATCTGTTTACCACCACTTACTGTACCACTAGCAGCGTCCTTTTTGCCATCAACTACTTTAGTAGCAGAAATAAGGTTAACTGTTTCAGTAGTTGCTTTTCGTATCTGTACAACAGTTATGTCGAAATACAAACTATTAGACGATTCTGGATTAGCCGGAATTGATAAGCTTTCTATAACACAGTCGTAATACGTATCGTACTTACTAACTAAAGTGAATGTAAGACGTTCATCACGAAGTTTGCGTAAAAACTTATAAGCATCTGGTATGCGATCTGCTGTACGTGTAAGGGTGTCAGATTGGAAGTCGTTAATGCCATATTGACCAAATATGCCAGATACAGTGAAGCGATTATTCTTCAACTGTACATGGTCAGAGAATGATACGCCAGTTTCAACAGGATGTTCAGTAACTGTGTTGGAGAAGTCATGAGAAATACTCACAGTACAATCCGCAAAGTATTTCTCACCAGCAATCTCACTCACGCCAGCTTTAAATTTATTAGCGACGATGAATGTAATCATTATTGACTTGTCTCCGTTTGAGTTACGGCTGATGTAATATGTGAAAATTGGTCTATTTTTGCACTCAACCAATTATCAGCATCACCTTTCATTGTTACTTCAACTAAGGTCTTAGCTTGATTGGCTATCCACCCTGTTGGGGTGAAGCTTGACAATTTGCTTGTGGTGTCAGCTAATGGGTTTGTTTGCGTATACTTGATTGCCCTACCTACTGCAGTATCAGCTTTATCACCATACGTTGCGTATAGAGCTAAATCTTCTAGCACAGCATAAGCGGCAATGATAGGTGCGAACCTCGCAGCCATTGTCAACAATGCGCTATTGACAGACCACACTGCTTTACTCAGCCAATTGAATCGTGTTGCCATTAATACCAATACACCAGCGCCACCTACTACAGACCACATACCACCACTACCATCAAGAATACCTAATCGTTCTAAGTTATCACCTAATGAATCAAACAGCGCTACTAAACCTCTGAACGGGACAAGTGCTACTTTAATAGCACCTGTAAGTGTTACAACCGCACCTCTGAACATAGCACCTAAAGCTTTCGCAACTGGTTCCATCTCTTTAAGTAAGTCAGCAAAAGAGCCGAACATATAAGATAAACCTTCATTCATTCCACCTTGGAATATATTATCTTTGGCGTATGTTAGTTGGTTAAAGAACCGTTGCATTTCTGCACGAGTCTTTTTAGTAGTTGCTTCTAACGCACCATTTGTTCTTGCTACTTTCTTCAATTCATCGGCAAACTTTGGCATAACTTCTGATGCCATAATCTTACCAGCTTCTACAGCTTTAAAGAAATCTTTTTCGTTATCATACCCTGCTGCTCGCATCATTGCTGATACAGATCCGGGGAGGGCTTCGGCTACAAAATGTTCAAGATGATTCGCTACATCATCCCCGCTTTATTCAAGCTGCTCATACTTTCGTATGAGGTCGGACTATATCTTCATCCTCGTTAGAGGAGCTTACCACTTCCACCTGCTTAGGTGTACGGCTTACGCCTAGTCTCTGGAGTTTTTCCTGTTTACTAAGGGAAGTATGTTGTACTGAGAAGATATATGTTTCCATGCAATACCGCACCTGATTTTAGATGCTTGCTGTATACTAATACTAAACATTTTAACTGCGAGTTTTGGAGTGTTGTTTGGACAACTCTCGTACCAAGCACAAAGTTTATGTACTAAATCTTCTGTTAATACAGACCTACCATTCTTAGAACCTTTTAAATCGTAAAGACCTATATCGTGACCATGCAGTATGTTATCCCTGCGCGTACACCACTCAAGATTATCTACGTTATTGTTAGTTTTAACCCCGTCTTTGTGATTTACTTCTCTCAAAGAGTTTGGGTTTTCTAAGAACGTCTGTGCCACCATCCTGTGTACTTTAAGGTTTTTGATTTTACCTTTTGTTTTACATTGGATGCATACATACCCTATTTTATCTGGCTTACTATATTTGATAGATAAATCCTTAACGTGCCGAACTCTACCAAAAGTAGATACTTCATAACGAGGTTCATCTTCATATAATTTCCAAACTTCTTCACAGGAACTTACCTGCTGATTGTCCATTTCACTTCCTCTTATTAAAAGAAAGATCATATCATAACTTTTCAAACTGTCAAGCTTACCGTCACCGATTACTTTGTAGTGTATGATTTTTAGGAGTTTCCAGCAATTCAATAAGTTTTCTTATAACATATTACTATGTTATGGCAGCTAGTCAGTCCACTGCCCACGTAATTCTTCCATATAATTCAATAACTTACGCTACTAAGTTATTCGCATCTTTACATGCTGCTGTATATTTCTATACAGATTAGGTCATCTCTTTACCGTTAATTTAATAATACGGTATCTCCCGTTTCCCCTATCAATAGCTTATAGGGTACGAACTATCGTTCTGACCGTCACACGTTCTCAATATTATACATTGAGCTTCGCTCGGCATTGTCTCCATCATTACATGGTAAGAGTTCCACCGAATTAGAGAGATTCTTCGACATATATTACTATATGAAGCACCTGAATTTAAGCGTATACTTGTTCCTTTGAGAACATTTGAACTACTGAACGAATAGCTCGTTCATATTGTTGTTGGTCTACTTGTAATACTGTTGCATACTCTGACAAACCTTCAAAGATATGTCTTTGTGTACCTTGATCTGCTTTACTACCTACAGCAATAGAGAATTTATTAAACTCTTTAGCTGCTGTCATGAAGTTAACGCCAAGTCTATCAGACATTTCTACAAGGTATTCCATGTGAGCAGTAGTCCCTGCGTCGCTACCTGTAAATACTTTAGCAGCAGCACGAATTCCTTCGAGATCCATACCAGTCTGAGCAACATTCTGCACAACACTAAACGCCGTATAAGCAGCAGTTAGTTGCACAATTTCATTACGTAGTGACCTAAATGAAACAGCATTAGACCTAGTAATACGGTCAGTGTTAACCATTTCATTCTTAGTTTTATTTACTTGCGCTCTAAAAGATTCAATAGCTCTAGCCTGAGTGGGGTCAATACCTTTTAAAGCATCTTCCTTTGCTTTACCTAGACGACCCATCATCTCAGCACGTTGTTGCTGACTCATTCTCACCCTATCAGCATATTGATTAAGCTGAGATTCTTTAATGAGCATGAAGTTTTCAACGCCAGCTTCAAATGCTGTTCTATTTCTATTGGCTTTGGCTGTTTGTTTTTCTTTAGCTCTGTCACGAGCAGCACGAGATTTTAAAGAAGCATTGCGCCTACCCATCACATCTTTACGACGAGCTTCGTATGCTTTGTCTTGTTCTCTCTGGAGCTTAACACTCGCAGTGGCTTCATCACGAAGCATTTGAGCTAACAAACCGCGATTGGCTGGATTACTTACAGATGATGCAGGGAATAACCAAGCTAGTCTATCAGACATACCAGCACGTTTGTTATTGTTAGCTAGAGCAGCTTGTTGACGTTTAGCGTAAATAGCATCTTGCTTTTCTCTGGCTTTAGTTAGCTGGTCACGAGTCTTTAGTTCCTCTTGCCAGAACTTCGTATAACCTTTAGGATCACCACCAACACTACCGAAAGTCATTAGTTTATGATTCTTCTTAGCCGCTTCTTCTTTCGCTTTAGCTACTTTCTTTTCAGCGTTCACGACCGTATTAGCTACTTTATTTATTTGTTGGACAACAGCATTAACTTTAATACTCTTGTCCATGTTAGTCATTTGTCGTTTAATTGAGGTAAGTTTCTTTTGAAATAAATCGAGATTATCCCACGACCTTTTATCAATACTAAACCTAACACGACCAACAACTGAGCCTACTACATTATCTGCCATAGATTATCTCGTTTTGTTGATTTGTTTTTGCATATCTTGTTCTAAGAAAGATTGAATATCAAGGTACTCATTTACTTTCAGCAAGTATTCCAAATCTTGGGACTCTAGGGACATAGCGGTTTCACCACCTTCCTTCACAGCCCTTAGAAATAAAACTTCGATTGGCGTTAAACTAGATGTTCTCTCTATGTGTTGGAGAGCCTGTTTTGTCGGTTTTATACCGCCATTTGATGTAGAGGAACCATCGTTTGGAACAGGGATGTAAAACCCGTACCGTTAATCAGTACCCCATAATGTTGCTTCAATACGTTAGCTGTTAGCTGAAGTAACTCATCAATGTTCTCAAGATCAGTATCAATATTTAACGCTTTATCTGTACTCTTAGACCAAACATCTGCTAGAATTAAAGAGAACAACTCTGTAATGTCTTGTTCTTCTAACTGCTCGAACAACATCATCATAGCTGTAGGGATAGCTGATTGGATATTTTCACCACCAGCGATAAGGAAAGAGATAGGTACGGCGAATGCTTTACCAATCTTAGGGAGGTTCTTAGCAGCTTTCATAGGCGACCAAGAAACAGAGATATAGGCTTTACCGCCTACATTGAAGATTTCTTTTTTACGTTCTAAATTTGTTGTCATGTTTACTTACTCTGTTTATGTGCCATGCTGTTTATACTAAAACTATGCCACATCCTTGTGGCATACATGACAAACTTTATGTTAGAATGATGGTAAATTAATACCAAGAATGTTACCGAGGTTCTTAGCAGCAGCCCAAGATTCATTAGTCTTAGGTAATACATCAGCTAAGTGTAGAACCCATTGCAGTTCACCAGTTTCTTGAGCAATAGATACACTAGGTACTTGCTCTAACCAGCATGTAGTTTCAATAGATAGACCAGAAGGGTCACGGAAACTAAATGGTGCAATTGGTAACACAGTAGAACTAAAACCATTCTGATAACTTTCAGCCCAAGTGTATAACACTTTATTAAATGGGCTAGTATGTTGCAGAGTGATTGTAGCAGTACCGTCACGCATTGGATTGATGTTAACAGTCATATCACGACCATCTAAACCACGAGTGGTGCTAGTTGTTTGGTCTGCTTTGCTGAACTCAATCATTGAGCCTTCAGCCCAACCGTATACTTCTTCACCACCAATTGTAGTGGTAGTTTTACGTGGGTCGTATACCCAAGTATGATTAGAAGCCATTAATTATCTCCTTATACTGTAACGTAAGCACGTACAATAACTTTATGTACAGCACTAGAATATGGAACTTCAACAACAAGATTTGGAAGAACACGATTCATACGATCTGCTTCTAAAATCTCACTACGTTCTGGTGTACGTACAATAGCTTCACTATCTAAAGAGATAGCTCCATTAGCACGACCAACTTCAATTACACGACGACAAGCTTGACGGATCTTAGAGAAACCTGCCTCATCGTATGATACCTTACGACCTAAATCAGATTCACGTTTCAGTAAACCATATAGTTCTTCAGATACGCGAGCTTTCAACCAATCTGCGAATACGATAGTATCGAAGAATTGACCAGAAGCTACTTTAGAATTGAACACTGAATTGACACCAGCAATAGGCATATAGTAAGCTACGTTTTTAGCTTCACATGAACTACGTTGAGTAGCATTTAAACTGTCAACAGTAACACCCACCATTGTCTTATCTTCTAACGTAGATGTGCCAGCAGCGATAGCAGCCATTGCACCCACAACACCACCTTCAGCATAGCTAGAATCAGCCGCAGCATTGTAGATAGTGAAAGCATGGTTGTATGAAGCATCCTGTAACACACTACCGATGTCAGTAGTAGTTGCTGGAACTAATACACCAGCTTGTTGTGTAGCATGAACATACATCTTATCTAATGATTCAGCAAATGCAGCTAATGCAGTTACATTCACATCAGAGTGTGAACTACAACCAATATAGTAAGCGGTGTCGTCTACATTGAATAAATCAGTAAGAGCTTGTACTGGAGTTTTAGTTACAGCAACACCAGTGCTACCAAATTTAACTACATACAGTTTATTAGCTCGGAAGTTACCGCCGAATACTAAACTAGCATACTTATATGCTGCTGAAGTAGTGAGGAAACCATCAGTTACCATTTCTTTCACTGAGGTATAGATTTTATAATCTTGTGCAAATGCAGCATCTGTCAATTCAGCAGCAAATACTGCGCTGTCAAATGATGCTGTGGTTAGAGGTTGTGTGCCTAATGACACAACAACATCAATACGACTTTCGATAGGAACGTCAGCCATTGTTAACTCCTGTTATGGGTAAGTTATTGTTTCTGAGGATTGGATATTATTTGCAGATAGTGATAGTTCTATTGTTTCAATATAACCTACATCTGTACTGTCTGTTTCTACTACCACTACTTCAAAGATACAACTGACAGAACTGCGTTCTTCTAATTGAGTCCTATCTATAGGGAAATGTCTTTGCGTTACACTACTACTTCTGAGGTATGAAATATTGTTGTCAGCAAATGAACCAAAGTATGTTCCTGCTGAAGCCTCAAAAGCATTAATAATTCTGTTTAAAGCAACTGAGGTCGTACCTACAGTAGATGTTGCTGTTGGTGGACGATGTATTGATATATCTACAATGACTTCATACTTCACTGCGTAAGTGTTGGTATCTACCTTGTCGTATTTACCAATCTTATTCCAATCTTTAATCCACAATTGAATATAAGGTTCGTTTAGTTTCTGATTACTTGCACCACGTATTGTATACTGTAAATTAGGAACTAATGTTTTATCACATAATGCTTTGATTCGTGATTTTAATTGGTCATAGATTTCTTGATGATTATATACAACTACTGTCATATTAAACCCTCATCTTTTTCTATAACCACTACTTCATAATGTTTTAATAGTGTTTGCCAGCGTTTTACTTTGACAACTTTAAACCACTTACCATCAATCATTACTTCATCTGGTTTACGGTTTGTACCTTCTTGACCAACTTTTAATTCAGTCTCGGTGAATACAGTAAACACATCTTTGTCTGTATATCCCAGTACGTCAGGAGTGAACATATCGCCCTCATACGGTTGTACAGTGCAATAGAGAGCTTGGAAGTTTGTTTCTGATATACCAGTTACTTCGTTGAACTCATTTCTAACTTCGACATTACGTCTTGCTGGTAATGTTTTACGAGGTATACCACCTCTACGTTTAAAGGAGGATGACATCAGATTTTACCACCTTAGATTTAACACTTTCATACAATTCTTGTGATGCAACTAAAGGTGCAGAAGTACCATACTTCTCAAACTTAATCTGCTTCCACCATTCAGCGTTGTCAGCCCATTCACCAGTATCAATAGATGCTTGCACATAGGTTTCACCAACTCTACCAAACTGTTTAAGTAAGGTGTGTATGGTTCCTGTACCAGTGAGATACTGCCATATTTCAGCACCAGAACGTCTAGCTATCTGGAAATGTCTTTCCACCATATCACCCGCTAAATCCATAAATGGACGAGCAATGATTCTGTCAGTACCATAGTTGAGCATTTCGGCTAACTCAGCAATATCCATTCCTGAATCTTGATGAATATCGCCTTCAAAATAACCGTATTGAACTTCATGTGAATGTAAGTCTCGAAGTCTGTTTAAGAACTTGTTCAACTCTCTGTTGTCTACACTAACTTTGGATGAGATTTTAAATGTCATACATCACCCGTTATTAGGTAAACCACCAATATCTTCCATGTAAATTTCGTATACTGATTTGTAACCAAGGGATTCACTGTGCCAGTGTGCTAAATCGTACATACTGAAAGAACCTAAATCGTTACGGATTACTTCTTTCTGTGAACGAGATACACCACCAATAATGATAGGCATAAATGCTTTGTTAGATGGGGTAATACTAGCAGAACCAGATTTGAAGTCTTTAAGACGTTCACTATAACGCTCGTAGAGCTTGGTATAATAGATTTCTACTTGACCCTCACGCTCTCTATCAGCTAAGGTACTAAACCTTGTTAGCATAGCTTCCATGAGCGCTACAGAGGCATTATAAACATTGTCATTAAAAGCAACTAAAGCACTGTTAATTGAATTGTCAGAAACAAACTCTGTGTTAGGATCACCGATATTCAATCTTACTTGGTCGTGGGGATTTTGAAAATCAACGTCAATCATTTATAGCTTTCCCCTAATCGAAAAAGGGGAGACAAGCTCCCCTAATATTACCTAGTATTAGGCACGAACTAATTTTTGAATCAACAGTGGGTTGAATGGAACCATTAAACGGTTAGATTCAGAGAACAACTGAGTACCTTTAAACTCGTCACTCACTTCCCACATATACTCAGGTTGAGCAACAGTGTTGATGTATGACTTAGTTTGTGCTGGAGCAAATACTTCAGTGAACAAGTCAACACCCAATGGGATCATGAATGCTTGGTCATCTGGAATTAATGCAGCACCGCCAATCTGACCAGCGTACTCTACGTACACTACGTTGTCAGCAAAGCGAACCATTTGGTACTGTTCTTTGAAGTTCTCAAAGCGTTTAATCAGTGGGTCTTGACCATCTAAACCAGCGCGATCAACCATTGCTTGAATCCACAATGGGTGAGTAGTCAGGCTAGACCAGAAGTTCTTACCACACAGAACAACGAAACCGCTAACACGTTGACCTTCGTACAGGTTGTCTAAGATACGACGACGAGCTTCTTCACCATATACTTTTGGATGAGTAGTGGTGTTAGACAGAGTGTACGTAACTACAGGACGAGATGTACCAGTGTATTCTTGGTAGAAGTCAACTGATGGTACAGTAGCGTTAGGAACGTATGAAGTACCATTGACGATTGAGTGAGCTAATGCTACTTCCCGTAACATATCCCAACCACGCATCAGAGATGCTTTATCTTCAGCAACTACTTCAGCTTCAGCTAACAGTGCATCAGTAGTGCCCGGCTTACGACGACGAATTACGTCTTCTGGACGGATATGTGCTTGTAAACCGAATGAAGGAACTTTGTGGAAGTGAGTATCAGTCACAGGGCGAGCATCAATCACTTCACCACGTTCACCGTATGCTTTGTCAGAAGGCATAGCATTTTTGTAGTGGGTGAAATCATGTTCAAAAACGTTAGTTTGTAAGAACACTTGGCTAGGGTTAACCATCGAGCTAATTAGGTCAGGTACATTAGGACGTTCTGCAATTTCAGCAGTTACATCATGCAGACCGTTCAAGTTACCTAAGTCACGAACCAGTGCTTTAGTCAATTCTAAGGTTTGACCGCGACCTACGTTAAATTTTACAGACATTGAAATTTCCTTTAATTATTCTTGTCAAGATATGCAGTAAACGGCTACTATTAGTAACCGTATAAGCTTGAAGTTTTCTGTGCAGCAACGGCTTTGATGTCAATGCCTTTACCTTCTAACAGACGTTTGGTTAAACCTTTACGAGCAGCAACTACGCCAGCATCGAATACTAAACCACCGTCAACGTGTGTATCTTTAACAGCAACTGGGCCACGGAACAGAACGAATGCTTTAACAGCAGTAGTGCCAACAGTAGCAGAGTATTCACCACCGATAGAACCGTTGAAACCAACAACGATACCGATAGCACCGCCATCTGGCAGAGATGGAATACCAGCAGGGGCAGTTAACACTGTGTCAGAAGTGAAGTCAGTGTTTTTCAGAATACGATACGCATCAGTACCGTTATAAACAACTACTTGACCTAATTTTAAAGTGGTGTCAGCAGCTTCTTTCAAAGCAACTTCAGCATAGTTAAAATCTGGAACTAAAGAGGTAGCATCAGCCATCAACACAGATGACAGAAATGGTAGAGTGGTAGCAATTTTAGCCATTATATATTTTCCTTATTATTTGATGTGTTTGAAGATTGCAGCGCGAGACTTAGCTAACTCTACGGCTTCTGAATCTTTAACTTCATTGTGACCTTTTTCAACGGTCAATTCTTGTTCAACAACTGAAGCATTAGCAGCTTGTGCTTGTTTAGCAGCTTTCAGTACGTCTAATTGTACAGCAACAACGTCAGCATTGACCTTGCTCATTTCATACATAGCTTTAGCTACGCTTTCAAATTTATCATCGGCAACTAAACCTTTCAGTTGAGTAGCGAATTCATCAAACTGTGCCTTCTCCTCAGCAGCTTTAACAACAGCCAGTTGAGATTCCAACTCTGTTACTTTAGCTTCCAAAGATTTAACCAGATCAACCTTAGTTGCTAGTTCAGCTTCTTTTGCAGACAATGCTGATTTAGCAAGTTCTAGTTCTTCCATTTGTTTTTCCTTTGTTGTAAAATGCTCGATCAGAGCGGGTTCAATTGATTGCTGTAATGCAACAATGTCATTGAATGCTGATTTAGCAATGTTAGTTGCTGTCCCCTCATTCATTGATTTCATAATAGTGAATTGGGATAAACGAGATTCTAACCATTTAGTATGTTCAGCTTCCCAATCGTAATTATCTTCACTATCTTTACGTTCTTTATTTGCTTTAACGTAAGCTTCGTGTTCTGTTTCAAAACCTAATAACTTAGTTAGAACTTCAGCATCGTCACTCCACATATCAAAAAACTTACGTAGAAATTCTTCCATTGAAAGTTTTAATGTAATTTGCTCTAATGCTTTCTTAACTTCGATTGTTTCTTCAGGAGCAGTTGCTTTGATTACGAGCGTTTGGAACCCGTTTGCGGCATTTCCAAGAGAAGGGCCAACTAAAGATACGCAGTGGTCTTCTTTAGAGAAGTCAAACTTCTTCAGCACTCTCTTTGCTTTTTGTTTAATTGTTTCTGACATTACTCTACCTCATACCCTACAGCAGCACACTCGATAGAGACACCTGTGTATGTCCCATCTAATACACCTTGCCAAAGAGTTTCATTATTAAATTTCCACCACTGCAACCAAGTACCTTTCTTGATGAATACACCAGACTCAGTAGTGAAGTCACAAGGGGCTGTATAGGATTGTTCAATCACAACATCATCGTTAGATAGTAATCCAGCATGGTCAATACCCGCTTTACGGCAAGCTACGTTGAAACTAGCACAAGCCTGTGCCACATCCTCAGCACTATACCAATCAGCATGAGCGTCACGAGTAAGCCCATCTTCATCTTGAGGTTCTAACACAACGAACATTGCACGTTGTTCTAGAGTGTCTACAGATTTGACTACTTGTACAACTTCAGCAGTATCTTGGGTAGGGTTTGAATTATCGCCTACTAAACTATCTAAGAAGTCAAGTAGTTTCTCAAACATTTGTTCTTTATTCATTGTTATGCCTTGTTACGCAGCGTTGTCGCTATTGGTTGCACTATTATTTCCCAGTGAACTTCCAGTGCCACTGTTTAATCCCTCGCTCATACCGTCTCCGGCTCTTGAGGTATGTGCTGTTAGCATTTGCAACAACTCATCTTCCGACAGGTCTTCTAGTGAGTCAGTGTTCAATCCACATTTACCCCAGAAATCAATTAGGAACTGTTTCTGCAATGGCATTAGGCCCACTGCCCCAAGCCGCTGACCTAACTTGCCAAATTCGTCAGGGTTGACTTCATCTAATGCAGCAAGCACTAGAGTAGGAATATCATCTTCTTCTAAGTAGACAGAATTGATTTCCATTAATTGCTTAACTAAATCATTCTGGATAACTGACTGGATAAACAGCATGTGTTTTTCCATGAAGAAAGCATGTAATGAGGTTTTAGCATCTGCTAAAGAATAGCTACCTGTAGCATCATTACCTAAGTTGATAAAGCCAGCACCGAATACATCTAGGATTGCTTTCTTACGGTCGTTGATGATAGTGTCTGTTGATACAGCATTACTATTACCCTCAATGCCAGTTACAGATACATCGTAGACATATTTACCATTACCGTTCTCACCCTGTGTGTCTGAGCCAAGCATGATGAATGTCTGATCACCGTTATGAAGCAATGCAGCTTGTTGCTGTAACGCCATCAAAGAAGAATATTCATTTGATGTAGGGTCTTCCGCAGCTTTATTAATATGTTCTGTAGGGCAACGAAGTGTGAGAATGCCGCCAATACCTTTGCTAACACCAGTAACTTCCATAGCCTCTATTAACACTTTCTCTTTCCATGCTTTATAACAAGCATTCAATGGAGATACACCGATTGGAGAACTATTCTTACTGTCCCATGAGAACAACATAAACTTATTACGTTTCATGTAATCATTAGGATTCATTGACACCGGAGTAGTTCTTGTATACCCCATGTTCAATGTTTGTGCTGGATATTGACGTAAGCCAATCACTGTCCTACTGTCATCATCAAACTTCCATTGCTCAACAGAGTGTTGAGAACGTGGAGCAAGCTTCTTTAATTTCCAAGGATATTTAGAATACTTCTTACTGAAGTTTGGTTCATACACTTTCTCAAGCCATGAGAAACCATATTGAAGATAACTTAGGACATTAATGCAACTCTCATACCATGTAACATCTTTAAGATTCTTTAAATTCCAGTTAAGGTATTCACAGAATTCTTTAGCTTGTGGGTTTTTAGAGTTAGTAGTAAACTTAGCTTTCGCTAGAGCTTTAGTAAGGAATGCTTCAGCAGTACCTAATGCAGCACCTACTGTAGCGTCTTGTCGCATCTTTTCGTATGTTACAAGATTGTAAGGAGCTTGAAGTTCCCTACGCATTTCATTTTGAATCCAAGAGCCTACAGCACGAAGGTTGGGTGTGCCAACTTCACCAGTACGAATGCGTTTTGCTTCAACTGATGTGGATGCTTCTGCTTTAGTGATCTCGATTTGATCCGTATTATCGGACATATCTTCTCCGATTAAATTTACATATCAGCTAAAGCGATAGCTTTAACGCTTATAGGTGGGGGTGAAAATGAGCCTAGTTTGGGGACTGCGTATATTTTTTCCATAGATAGAAATAAAAACGCATCACTACAACTATCGAGCCAATCATCTTTCACATAACGCCCTGAACGCCATTTACCAGTTGTCGGATCTGGATTAAACGCTTCGAGTTCTGCATAGAACAGTTCAAGAGTACGTTTGTCAGGGAAGGAGCTTTCGACTATATGGACTAATCCAGCTTGGCAAGCACAAAGGAAAGGTTCAAACCTTGTCCACTTACTCTGTGAAGCACTACTTTTGCTGGGTTTAACTTTAAAACCAGCAGATAAGAACATGCGGGATAATTGCTCATACACAGTCTTCCCATCAGCAGCAGCATCCTTGGCGATTACTAGATAAGTTTCCTTACCATCGTGTTTGGCTTGCTCCATCATTATCTGGTCACGTTGAGCAGAGTTCTTACGGAACTTTCCATACACTTTTTCATATTCGTCATAGTTATCTTTGCAGAAGTCGGCATAGATATAATAATTCCCAAGTCTGTCTTTAGCCATTGCTATGCAAGCACTAAAGTCAGCATCAGTGTTATTTATCTTAGGTATGAACTGTGTGGCTGCCTTGTCCCAAGCACGTACCCTCGTAGACCCGATAGGTACGAAAGGTGCTATACGCTCACCATGCTTACCTTGAACCATAGCTCTGTTGAAGTAGTCTGGTTTTTCGGCAGTGGCAAACCAGTTGCCGTATAATTGGGCATCACGTTCATGTGGAGGTAAGTTCTGTAATTCGGACAAGTACCTTGGGTTCTTCTTTAATAATATTGGATTATTAAATATGGTTAGTTGCACAAAGCAGAATTTCTTAGGTGGAATATACTCGCCTGTTTGGCTGTTTGTTACACAGTCTGGTAAGTTTTCCTTAAACCATTCTTCTTCATCTGCAAAGATAAATTGACCTTCATTGACTACGTAATAACGAGTCTTACCATTCTTCTCTTTATCAACAAAACCTTTATCATCTAAGTACCAAGATACTAGGTCAAACACCCATGAATCTTTATGAGGGTTACATGACGCTACACAGATAGAGTTCATGTTTGCTTCTGAACGAAGACAGGTTAATAAGAATTGCACACTCTTTTGGTCTAACTGTGTCAGCTCATCTATGGCCAAGTAAGAAAGCTGGAGGCCCCTCAAACTTTCCGCATCGCTCATACCAGAGATTTGAGAATAACGAAGTCTAGCACCGCTAGGGAAGGTATACATTGGTTGTGGCATCTTAACTGATTTAGCGCCAAGTAAAGGGTAATACTTAGCCGCTATTTCCCAAAGACCACCAGAACCTAGTAATTGTTTTAGCATTGTACGTGTGAACATACCCGTGAAATTTGGATCATCTCGCCAAATTAAAGGTAGTTGTGTCATCACTTCAGACTTGCCGCCCAAGTCTCAGTTTTGTAGGCGCTAGCTACTTCCACTGTTTCCAGTGTTGTCGGACTATATCTTATGTCTCTCGACACCCTTACGTTTTCGTATCGCTTGATACTACTCTAGTCTCTACACCCATGAATCAAATCATTCGGCTCGGTATTGCCCTCGACTTTACGTTAGGGTTTCACCGACTTAGCAAGGTTACGTGGCAGCGGTCTATTTACCACGAGAGCCGCCAATGAGTAGGAAATCTACCTCAGTGGCTCTTTTAAACACTAATTCTTGCATCTCTGAACAAGGGCCGATTCTTATCGGTTCTTGGTCTGGAGCTTTGTTAGTTATCTTAGCTTTTGGTTTTTTCATATATCTCCTTCATAAACTTCTCGAATACTTCTCTCCGTCTGCTACCATTAACTATCCTACTAATTTGTGCAGCAGATAACTTATATTCTTCACATAAAGTTTTCTGAGGTATATTATTGCAATGAGCTTTAATTAAAAGCTCTAAGATTAAATCATCATCGTGTTTGGCTGTTGTGCGTTGTTCAAATTTATCTGATTTTACGATTCCGGTAATTTCAGAAAATCTACGTCCAGTTACAATTTCACTGATTGCGTCAGCCCTACACTCTAGGTTATATTTTTCTTTAAGATCTTTATGTGAAGCACCATCTTTGTAGTCTGATACAATAGACAACATTTCTTCTTTAGTTAAAGAAGATAGTGTTCTTTTATTAATACCGTTAGCATAGTAATGTACAGTATTGTGAGTGTAAGTACACCACTCTAAATTAGAGTAATGGTTGTTACTTACGTTCAAATCTTTATGATTTATAATTGGTAGATTATTTTGGTTATCTAGAAAGGCTGAAGCGACTAAACGATGTACTCGTAGGTCGTGTCTAACTTTATTCTCAGTAAGATTTACAGCCAGATACCCATCTTTATCTAATTTAGGTTTCAGCATTTTTCCAGATTTGTAATAGCTATAAATATCTCCATATTCAGAGATTTTATACATAGGGAAATCTGGGATAACTCGCCACTCAATATTGTTCATTTAAAATCCTATTAATCAGTTACCCTCACCTATTGGCGCAGAGTTAATCGCTTACTCTTAAGCAAAGATAACTGTTAATGGAATCTTTGCGACTATTAATTTCTTCAGACCTAAGTCTCCGCAGACGCCAATCAGCGGTAAAACGAAACTCAACATGATGGTAACATCAGAGGTTGAGCTTTCTTAAAATTAAAAACCTGAATTAAACCCATTAAATGCACCAGCATTCACCTTATCACAGGTGGGGACAACAACCTTAGGGATACCTGAACCTAATATTCAGTGGGCTAAGGGACGGCTAGTTGTTTTGTTAACACCGATATTCACTCCTAGGGGAGTCTAGCGAATGCTAAATTAGGGAGTCTGCCGCTTCCAGACCAACACATTATTCACTCTTATAGTTGTCCATGTGTTATGGCGCTTGCACGGATTCCATCATGTATTTAAAGTCCTAGGGAACTTATTCGAGGACTATTCCTCAACCACATCCTATGTGTGAAGGGGAAATTCTTTACTTAGCAGCTTTACGACCACGTTGCTTCGGAGCTTCTGTAACAACATCCTCAGCAACAGAATCAATATTACTAGCTTCTTCTTTAGATGTCAAATCTTTTTCATAAGCAATTGCAAAGAATGGAGTGCGTACAGATGTGTAACGTAAACTAATCTTATCTAATTGACTAGCAATTGCTTCAGCTTCATCTAGGGTGAATTTACCAGCTTTAGCGGCATTGAATGTTAAATCAAGTAGTGTTCTACCATCAATAACATCTTCTTCAACACCACCAATCATTAGCTTCATATTTAAGCGTGTAGTGACAAGTAATCGACAATAAGATGACCAACCAGCTTCTACTGTTGCCAAATTACTACCTTGTTCGATAATACCTTTGAAATAACTACGGCTTCCACCGTATGTTAAGTTTACTAAATTCATTTATAATTCCTTGTGTAATTCTTCTATGCGGGGGGGGAAGAAATCTCCCTAGAGTGGAGAGGTGCAGAGGAGAGGCTGCCTCTAGGGGGATGATGGAGAGGTATACAAGAGTATACGCATAGAGTTATAGTTATTCGTTGATGTTAAGCACTACCGAATGTAACAATTACATTCTGGAATGTTGAATCTTCTTCAGAATCTTCATCCTGTTGTTGCTGTGCTTTAAGCTTACGCTGTTCTTCGTCTTTGATAGCTTGGATTTCAACCTTGTCGTTGTGCATAACAAGTTGATAATATTTATCAGCAATAAACACATAACATTTGAATGCGTGATTGACATTACCCTTTGCTAATTCTTCATCAGCCATTTTCTTGATAGCTTTTAAAGCTGCTGGCCCTGTAGACATTAACATTGTTTCTAATGTTTGCTTTGCGTGTTTGTGTTTGTTCCCTTTAGTATTACGAGGGCGACCTTTAACGTTGCCGCTAACTCCACGTTTAAATCTGCCTTTATCATCGCGGATTTCGCTAGAGGTAGTTTCTACATCAGACATATTCTGTCCTTAATTCTTTACATACAATACAATCTACATGAAGTTTATCACTATGTATTATATTTGTCAATAGGGGAAGTGTTGAAATTATTAAGGAATCTCATCATTCTGCGGTAAATTGTTAATAGAAGTTGACTCTGTTAATGCTTGATGCTCAAACTCATACTGATAGCTTTGGTCTTTAGATTTGTGTAAGCAAGTATTGCAGAGAGCAATTAGTTCAGGGGACTTGGGAAAGGTGCGGGTTTGTTCAGCCCCAGACAATGAACGTCCACAACTTAAACAATGAAAGCACATACCCGTAAGTATGCGATTAGATGACATGATGAGATTTCCTAATATGTTTTGGAGGGGTAAAATAGAAATATAACACACATAACTGTGTTGTCAATGGGTAAATTAAAATAAATATTATCTTGGGTAGGGCATTCTCCTACTCGCGGTCATACAGTGGCTTTTATCGGCATGTACGTCTTAGGCTCCTCTAAGCAGCCAAGATAATATTTAGTAAATGGTAGCCCCGACTGGGTACGATCCAGTATTTCACGACTTATGAGGTCGGTAGCTTATCCTGTTAGCTGACAAGGCTTTAATAAACATAGCCCCTTGCGGGGCTATCAATACAATTGTAATTTAAAAACAAACTACGATTGCTCAGACTCGTTAATATTAGTTTAGTGTTTGGTAGGATTTGAACCTACGAACTTATGCTTCTGTGGCTTCTGGTAGTCGCCGTGCTTAATAAGGAGTTGAACCTTTACCAGAAGTAGCTTGCTAAACCGTCCAACTTCAAACACTAAAGTAATACATCTTGGCTAGGACTTACATAAGACAACTTATGAACCCAACATCTTAAGATTAAAAGTCTTACGTTTTATTTAAACTACAAGATATAAACAGATAATAACACAACTTTGTTATCTGTCAAGCTTTATTTTCATCAATTTGAGATGGCGTAAAATTCTCAATGTAATATTTAGCCATCTGGTATTTAGCAGTACCTTCTCTGTAAGCAAGAATATCCTCTGCTGCTGATTTCAACCTTATAATATCCATACGTTGTAGATTTGTTAATAATATTAAATCTTCATAATCTAAACAACGAACGTGTTTATTACAAGCATAAGTAAGTCTACCTTCAGAGTCAAGGACTTGATACCTAACTTCTCTACCACAGCCACATTTCATATCGAACATATTTGTCACCCCCCTCAATCATTCTGAATAACATAATAGGGAAGCACTTCAAATTCTTCATAGCAAAACATATCATGCTCAACTAACATATTGACAATATACTGAACAGCATCTTCCTCACTCTCGTGATAACCAGACCACATACCTGAGCAGTTTTTATCTAGCGGTTCAGTTCGCCAATACTTAATTACTTTCATATTACCCTCCAAATTTAGCTTTAAGTTTAAGAAAATTCTGGTACTCCAGTTCTTCCTGTCTCTGTAATTGCTGTTTTTCTAAAGCTTCACGTACAATATCTCGTTCAGTTTTAATAGCCTCGCATTGTTTACGTAGTTCTAAGAGTTTAGTATCCACGCATTCGGGCATTGAGATCAGTAAATCAGCATTACCCCATTCATACCCCGACCTATACACTTGGATATGTAACTCGTTATTGTCTACAACTAAAGCATCAACCCAATAAGAACGTTCTATACAACCTAAATCTAATTCAGTATCAAACTCCTCTTGAAGATCATACATTCCGTCCAGATACCTATTGGCTTTAAGCATTAACAATTTGTACTGTTCAATAAAGTCTTTCGTATTCTCTCCTATCAATTTTCAATCACTAATACAGCAACGTACAAGTCATTATAACACATGCCCAGTACGTATGCCTACCTCTACCTATTTAATCGCTTCTACGTTGTTCTGAGAGTGTTTAAATCAACACTCCTCAATAGATTTACGTACAGCACGTTCACCATATAAGTACTTAAATAATCCAGCCTGTTCAAGAGTAATCTCTCGTTCCACTTTACGTAAAATTGCGTTAGTAGACAATCCATCTGTTAGTTTATCCATAACACATACTTTCTCATAGTCTTCTGTAGCCTTCAGTTCATCAACAAACGATGATAGCATCATAGCATCAACCACATAAAGTAGTGCCCCAACAGCAATAATGTTCCAAAGATTAAATTTCATTTATTCTCTCCTTAATTAAATTGTTTGTATAGTGTACATAAGACAAGATGACTTGTCAAGGGTTATTTAACATCCACAATACAATTATCGTTATTACCCATAACTTGTAGATATGCTTCATACATTACAGTGATTGCTTGGTCTTTTAGAGTTTCACGAACAACAATAGAATCATGCACAGGTAAACAGAACTCCCCATTATTAGTGAAATAATCTACCACAATATCCATCATACGTGAATCTAAATTCTGTAGATCCATACCACATCCAGTAAAAGCATGGCCTTTCATATAAGGGTTGTGTTCTAACAATAAATCCGCAATGTATTTCAACTCTAAATACTTTGGAGCTAAACCTTCTTTAAACCAATAATCTCTGATTGGAATATCATTCCCATTCTCATCGACATACGATGTTTCGTTGATTTCTTTGTTAACTGCTGAAATAGCACTCTGCTTACTACTAGCATTAAACATACACAGGACAAGCAACTTACATATCTTACGCAGCACTTTGTTGTCATACCCATCCAAAGTCAGTTGATAAGGGTCATGGTCTAGTGGGATATGTGTACCAACTACAGTAGCAACAAGACGAGCATGTAAACTCTTATAATCACATTCAACAGTCTTTTCACCATCAACAGTTAATCGACTTCTGATTTCACTCTCTAACACTTCACTTCCTCCCCCAATAACATAAGTCCTTCCACCCTTCTGGAAGGAAGATTGATTGTACACCTTTGCTACCTGAATGTCAAATTCTTTACCGCATGATTCTAAAATAAAACTCTTAGACAAATGGTTGTATTCTTTAAGTAACTTACACAGGTGTTGCTGATATTCACCTAAACGCTTAGTGACATAATTCTTACTCTCATCACGGATACGAATAACATTCTCTACTGGAGGTACATTCTTTTTGTCTATAAGTACAGTATTGACATCCCTCATAAGTTGGTCAGATAATATCAGTTTACTTTGTTTAATGGTTAACGGTGTCCATTCACCACCCTTCATCACCCAATTATCCACTAAACCAATCTCATTAGTAGCATAACCTTGAGCATGTAACCAAGAGAATAATGACATAGTATACTCATAGCTTACCTTACGATTAACTACCCTGCCATTATAGATTAGTGGTCTACTAAAATCATTCCTATCTCTAGTGACTATGATCGTATCACCTTTTAAGCTGTATTGAATGTTATAGAACAGACAATCTACAGCTTGTCTTATCTTAGTAAGTTTATTAATTGTTAACTTAACTTCATTAAACTTAGATAAATAATCTACGTACTCGGTATAATACTTACTACTAACTTCTTTCATCTCATTACTTATCTTATAATCTATCCAATACAACCAATATACCTATCCTCCATACCAACATCCAATAAGAGATAAAACATATAATAAAAACCTCTACAGCCTTAGAGAGACTAAGGATACAGAGGTTTCATTTAGTGTGTCGAACTACACCAACTTATCTTGAATAAATTGAGTAACAGTAGCTCTAACCACTTGCTGTAAATCACTATCAGACACCCACTGAAATGCACTCCATAACAAAGCCACTTGCTCAACAGGAAGTTCGTACCAGTTTGCAATACTCTCAATAATTTCTTCATTAGTCATAATGTTCTCCTTATGCTTATATTTTAACACCTAATAGGTAAGTGTCTACTCGAATACGGTGAAATCACAGATATGTGAGATAAACACCTCCATCAATTAACAAGTCCACACTCTACACCACCAAATTCCAAATGTCAACAACAAAATACCTATTGACAATCCCATTGTCTTCCTGTACAGTGTGCAAATTGAAATTGAGGAGATATTAACATGAACCAACTAATCCTAGAGCTACTAAGTCTCACCAGAATGTACGCGCATATTCCATATAACAGCATATACACATTTGTAGCATTACCAGAGTACAGAACACTTGACTTCTTTCAGAAGAACATATACGATGTAATGAATTCCAAGAAAACCTTTGCTGATGATTGGTGGGTGATGGAAGTGTTGGATGGTATCAAGAAAGAATTAGAAACTAGCGTTTCAGAATAGCTGAATAAGTGAAAATATAATTTCTAAATACCCTATAAAGAAATAATACATCGCATATAGCATTTAAACGCTGTACAAGCGTTGAGAAGGGTGTTATTATACGTAAGATGATAAATCGTATTGGGTAAGAATAGAGTGGCTTGTACACGCTTGTACATAGCTTAAAATTGAGGTTTAAATAAGGAGAAATATATGAGTTTAATTAAAGTAACTAAAAATGGTGAAATTACGTTTGACCCACAAACTAATCTATATGAAGTATGGGATGAGACATGGGCTTACACAGTAGGGACAACACAATACCCTTTAGTAGCTAAGGATATGTTAGAATCTTACTGTAGAAATTACTTGGGTGATAACTATGATGTTGAATTAATCGAGGTGAACACAAATGAAACCAATTAATCGAGCATTTACACCTATCGTTGGGATGGCTTTAGCTACTAAAGATGGTCAGCGTTGTGGTAATGGGTTTGTTATCAGCAAAGAAACCAAGACATATACACTTAGGAAATCTGTACTAAACGATGAGTTTACAGAAACTATTGAAGTATTCCATATTATTACTGACTTTGGGAATACATTTAAGCTGACAATAGGAGAAGTGAATGAGTTGTTTGAGATTGCTAATTGGTGGTCGGAACAAGAAGATAACAAAATTGAAGGTAGTTGGTATCAAACTGATTTCATGTGTCCTGTAGCTAGAGTTAAACGCCAGATTAAGTTATTAACAGATGTGTTGAAGGAGATGGAGTAATGGATATGAAAATTATCCTTGAGGAAGGTTTCAATAAATATACACAAGCCATTGAAGTTGTTGATTTTCAAATTAAAGAGTTAGAGTTGCAGCTTGCAAGTTTACGTGAACACCGTAAAGATTTAATTAATAAGAAAGAAGAATGTGTAATTTACTACTTAGACACACCTACTTATTCACATTCAATGGAATTGATTGACCAATTTATTAAAGATACTAATTTCAATGGTGTTTGGAGTGATACATGGTATTATGAGAGATATTTCTATTTACATGATAAACATGGTTGGAATATTGGAGAATACAGTAACGACAAGGTAGTGTACTACAGGGAAGTTGAAATGAGATACCAAGATTTAAAACGAGAGGGGAAATTATAATGGAAGAACATCAACTGATTAACCAAGATAGCGGAAATACTGAATGGTACTCACCAAAAGAAATCATTGAAGCTGCCCGTAAAACTATGGGACGTATTGATTTAGATCCTTTTAGTTGTGAACAAGCTAACAAAACTGTGAAAGCCAAATGTATTTTCACAAAAGAAGATGATGGTTTCGAGCAGCATTGGTTCGGTAAAGTGTGGTGCAATCATCCATTTTCTCGTGAGAATAATAAACGTATTGCTTGGAAAGCTTTAGAAGAACACGTTAGTAATGACTGTGAAATCGTAATGATTACGTTTGCTGCTACAAGTGAAACTTGGTTCAAACCGTTGTTACATCGACCACAATGTTATTTACATGGGCGCACCAACTACTATGACCAGAACGGTAATAAAGTGAAAGGGGTTACTAAGGGGAGTGTAGTTACATATTTCGGTAAGAATGTACATGAGTTCTATGAATCATTTAAAGATTTAGGTACTATCAAAGTTCGTTACGGTTCTTACACAGGAGAATAATATGCACGACCACATTTACAGTTATGATAAGATTTACAAATACGAGATTGTTGTAGAACCTATTCCAAACTCAAATAAATACAGAGGGTTTGTGTACTTGGATTTACATGAAATACCTGTATACAAATCTGGCGAGTGTGCTGACCCTGAAACATTGAGAGATTTATTAATTACTAATGTTACTAACTATTTAGACAATTTTGGTGCTGTTAAGCTATTGACAAATACAGTTTCAGTGATAGAATGATTTCTATGTTTAATTAAGGAGAGAATTATGGAAAACGCAAATAAACCACTAGACATTAAAATAAAAAATGAAGTACTCCAAATCACCATTGGTGTGGATACCCTGATATGGGCTTTAGAAAATGCACCATGCTGTCCATTTCAGATTAACAATAAATCTAAATTCCTAAAAGAGTTCTTATGTAGTTTAGGGTCAGAGGAAGAAGATGGCTCAACATTGATACACAGAGCATTTGATGAAGCAGCAAACAATGCTTTTGAGAATGGTGCTGAAGGTATGAAAGACATTTATGATGAGGAGGATGAAGATGAGTGAAATTCAAGAACAACTGATTGAATTATTTCAGTTAGACGGTGCTGCAAGTATTGCTGAATACTTGGCAGACTATACAGATAGTACAAAGCAGTTATGTACTAATGACACCCAGCGCGAGTTGGTGGATGAATATAGTCGTGAATTGTACGATAAATTCAAGATGGATACTGCTAAATACCCAATTGTTGCACGATTGGAAGAAACTATCTTAATGAATATGTCAGAAGACGAAGTTAAAGAACTTCTGCGGGTCATCAATAGCCCTAACTACATAAAGCTATATGAATGTCTGTCTGTTGTGTTAGATGAGTTTAAATATGGTTTAGATGATATTGACAGTGTTGTCGATATTGAACCAGTTGAACGTGAAATTAAAATATTAATGTAAGGAGAGAATAAATGACTTCAGATTTAGAGAGTATTGTCCAGAAAGTTGTCGGCGCTTTTATGCAACAAATGGAAGACGAGGTTAAGAAGCAAATTGATTTAGAACCATCAGTGTTGGCGGAACTAAAAGACTTCGTTGTTGAAACATTTAACATCAAAGGTGCTTATCGTGAGGCGTTACTAGAAGAATTCTCAGGTAAACAACTAAAAGAAATTCGTAATTTCTTGGATAACTACGAAGACCGCATTGCTGCGATTGCTGTATCAGTCGGTACTAAGTTAAAAGTGGACGATGCTGAAGAAAAGATTAAAGACAAACTAATTGAACTATTAGGAGGTTAACTAATGTATTTCACATACCCAACAGATGTATTCTTATTAGCTTGTGATACATTCCTCACTAACTTTGAGAATAATAAAGCATCACAAGAAGAAGTTCCTGATATGCTAGATTATGAGCATATCTTACGTAACTACCAGACAACATTGAAAGCTAAAAGTCAGCCTTACAGTGTTATGTTGTCTGAATATGAACTAGAATTATTAGGGGAGTATTTATAATGTGGTGGTTGCATATTAAGTTTACTCTTGCTGTGTTGTTGTTTACTATTGTTTTAGTAGCAATGTACCCCTTAGCTTTCTTAGCTGATAGGAAAAGCAGTATACCTACTGTTAAAGAAATTAGAGATGGTTACGTTAGTCTGAGAGATGATATTTATTTTCGATAAATAAGGGGGGATTGTTATGTGGAATTGGTTAGTATCTAAATTTAGTAAATTGTTTTCATCTAGTAAAGTTGAGCAAGAGTTACCTAATGTTGCTATGCTGAAGGTCGAAGAATTGCCACAGCATATTAATGATTATCAGAAGTTACCTGCTACTAAGACAGAAACTCCTATGCCGAAAGTAAATACTCCAGCTAAGTCAAAGTTTGAGAAGTATAACAAACCAGCAGAGAGTAAGTATAAATCTACTGTTCAATCTGAGAGCAATGCTATTAAAGTTGATAACACTGACTATGTTACACCTTATGTAGCTACTGCAATTATCATGTCTAGTAGTGATTCTTGCTCGTCAAGTAATTATAGTAGTTCAGATTATTCAAGTAGTAGTAGTAGTTCATCAAGCAGTTGTGATTAAGGAGGATAATAAATTGGAACACAATAGCAATGCGAAACAACGTGTACAGAGAACACGTAAAGCTAAAGAAACTGCGGGGAAACCTCGTGAGATTTCTGAAAAACATTTAGAAGACCGAAAAGAAAAGTTTGTCACCGTAAAACCTATGAATGATTTGCAAGCCGAATACATTCGTATGTGCAATGAACTTCCTGTTGTGATCGCTACTGGGTATGCAGGAAGCTCTAAAAGTTACATCCCTACTTGTGTTGCAGCAGAAAAGTGGTATTTAGGTGAAATCAATAAGATTTATCTAGTGCGTCCAGCAGTATCTAACTCTAAGTCATTAGGTTTCTTCGGGGGGTCTCTTGTAGAGAAGTCTAAGAACTGGTTAATGCCTATTTTAGATACGCTATACGAGAAGCTAGGACGTTCTGTAGTAGATTTAGCTATCGAACGTGGAGATATTGAACCCATACCACTCGAAGTGATAAAAGGACGCTCACTGAAGAACTGTTTTATCATTTGTGATGAAGCTGAAGATATCAGTCGTCAAGAGTTTATCAAGATTATCACTCGAAGCGGCAATAACTCTACTTTAGTTTTAGCTGGTGATATTCTACAAACTGATTTGAAAGAGAGTAACGGTCTTCAATTAGCTATTGAGTTGTATGGTGAGAATCCTGACCTACCTTGGGGCTTCGTAGATTTCAATCGTCCAAGTGATATTGTTCGTTCTGAACCAGTGAAGAAAGTGATTCTTGCTCTGAGACGTAAGGGGTTGATGTAGTATGTTGCTATTACCCAAGACGATACCTGTGGATTACATTAAGTCTGTACTTGAATATAACCCAAGCACAGGAGAATTCCTCTGGAAGACTCGTCCTAGAGAACATTTCAAGACTGATACAGTTTGGAAAAGTTTTAATAAGAAGCATGTAGGGATGTTAGCGGGTAGTTTAGAGGAAAACGCCTCTGGCTACCAATATAAGAGTTTATATGTAAACAAGGTAAGATACAAAGCACATAGAGTTGCTTGGGCTTACGTTTATGGTGACACATCTTCTATTATTGACCACATAAATGGAGATAGTTTAGATAATCGTATATGTAATTTGAGACTAAGTACGGTTTCAGCTAACACATTTAATACAGGTAAATCTCCGACATATGCTTGGTACGGCATCAGACCAAAAGATAATAAATGGGAAGTTTGGTTTCCAGTAGGAGGAGTTTCTACGTATTTCGGCAGATATAACACAGAAATCGAAGCTGCTACCGTGAGGAAACAGCTTGAATTTCAATACAATATTTTAAGGAGAGAACAATGCTTAACGAATTAGATACAATTTACGTAAAACCTTCTCCACAAAACTTTGCATATTTCATTGACGGGGATATTGAAGAACCTAGCAAGTATAGAGAATTAGTTCAAGTATTGACTTCTATGTCGGAAGATGATTCTCTTGAACTAACAATAAACTGTTTTGGAGGATTCCTGCACACTACTACAATGCTTAGTAATATGATTCGTTCTTGTAACGGTCATGTACATGGTATTTTGAATGGTGTAGCAATGAGTGGTGGATCTATTCTGCTACTGTCTTGTCACTCAGTTGAAGTGATGCCACACTCCACACTTATGAGTCACACATCTCATGGGTACGATGGTGGTAAGTTAAGCGATAAAATTAGGTCGATTCAATCTAGCGACAAACAATTACGTGCCTTGTACCAAGATGTTTACTTTGGTTTCTATTCACCAGAAGAAATTGAAGATATTCTTGAAGGTAAGGATTCATATTTAGAGTATGATGAAATCTGTGAGCGACTTGAAAAACGTGAGAACATTATCAAAGCTCAAATTCAAGAACAAAAAGAAGCTCAAACCAAAGCTTTCAACTTAGACGACCTCTACGAAGAAACTTTGACAAGAGAACAACTGTTAAAATTAACTAAATCACAATTAGCTCAATATGTATTAGGTGAGATTTCTGTTGATGTTGATGATAATGGAAAATTAATTATCACTGAGCTTGACAATAGCGTACCAGAGTAATATACTTAGCCTCAGTCGAAAGATTGGGGCTTTTTAATTTTAAGAGGAGAATAATATGAATGGTTTAGGATTCCAATGCGATGGCACACACTACACAGCAATGAAGATGCAGCCTATTGAGCTTGTATATAAACTATACGGTACACCGTGTTTCTGTAAACTTGCTAAATACCTAACCAGAGATAAAGGTGACAAGCTTGTTAACTTAAACAAAGCTAAACATTGTGTGCAATTAGAAATGGATTTAAAAACTTATGCTTTTCAGTATATAGACAATCTTGATTTAGTGTCTGTAGATAGTGGCACAGCGTTAATTAATACATTCACAGATAACCAATTATATCGTGAAGCATTGTTACGTATGTGGATCGGGGATTACAATGGTACGTTGCGTGTAATGGATGAGATTATTGCGGAATACGGGGGATCTTTATGATAGCACAAACAATATTAACAACGCTAGGTATGTTCACAGCAGTGGGGCTAAAAACGTTGCAAGGTAGAAGTATCGCAAATAAGAATATGAGAATTATTCCTATTGTGAGTTATTTTATCTGCTTACTAGAACTGACTGTTTATGGAACAGTGTTGACGCAAGGGGCAACATGGACTATTCTAATCACTTCCATTGGAGCGGCAGTTGGTGCTGTAACAGGTGTTTGGTTAGCTGATATCCTTAATGAGAAATTTGCAAACAAAGGAGAAACAAAATGACGCACTATGCAGAAATGAGAGAATATATGTCTGTTCCAGACGACAAAGAAACAATCCGCCAGCTAGAGCGCCGGAACAATGAGTTACAAGAGTACAACAGTGTACTTGAGAAACAAGTGGATAGTCTACTCAAAGCTATTGCTTTATATCGTGAAGAATTAGATAAACATAAGCCCGCTTCTTAGCGGGCTTTTTTCTTTGTAATAATGAAAATTATAGTTGCATTGATATTTGATTCGTGTATAATGAATCTCATCGAAACATGAAGGAGAAAATAATGTCTAAGAAGAAAGCTATTGAAGTAGTAGTTGTTAGTTATGAAGAATATGCACAAGATACTTTTGTCTACCCAAGCAAATATTGCATTCGTATTTGGGATGGGACATTCATTTTCTATAAAACAAGCAAACGAGTATTAGCACAAGAGGCTGTTGATGCCGAGTATGGGTCTAATATGTATGTGGTTCGGGAGGTGTAGTATGAAAAACAAACACAAACGTCAATTCTTAAAGGCTTACAAATGGTATGACTACAGTTTCTTGTTGATGGCTATGGAAGATTGGTTAGATAATGCCGCTAAAGTTACATTGAAGAAAGGTATGCACCTTAATGCTGACAAAGTGGCTAAGAAGATGAAGATTTGTGCTGAGTTGTGTAAGCGAGTACGTGAGGATAATCATCAGACAAATAAAGTGTTTATCACTAGAAACAACAAAGATATTCGCGTTATGTGGGAGAGTCACAAGTATCTGGTCAAACGCAGAAAAGCAAATTTGAGTTTGCTCACAACTATGCTGAATAAACATTTATTAGGGTTTTGGGATTAGGAGAATGCTATGAGCGATATAACATTAGTAGAAAGTGGTTTTAGTCGGAAAGCGGCACCGGAACCACCAAAGCATTATTTCATTGCTGATACCCATTTTGGACACAGCAATATACATTTAAAATTTCGTAAAGAGTTTTCTTCTGTCGAAGAACACAATGAAACAATTCATCGAAACATCATGAACACAGGAAACAAATGCGATTGTTTATGGTTGTTAGGTGATATATTCTTTAAGGAAAGTGAATTCTGGCGACTGAAGGAATATGCACGTAAGTTTCAACGAGTGTATTATGTATTAGGTAATCATGATAAATTATCAGTTGTTAAATATGCACTACAATTTAAGAATGTAACTATCATGGGTGTTGAGTCCAGATGGGGATTGTGGATTAGCCATATTCCTGTACCTGATTATGAATTATATCGTGGTATGAATATTCATGGTCACTTACATAGTAAACGAGTCACAAGAGAAGAAAAATACTTGGGTATGTATCTTGGTGATGTAACTGATGATAGATACTACTGTGTATCATGCGAACAAGTAAATTACACACCAATTAGCTTAGATGAAATTAAACAAACTAGAGGATGGAAATGAACTTTACCATCTCACCAAGAAGAAAAAAGTCAAAAACACTTATATACGGTATTGGGGTCAATGATGCGGATTATCAAGTAGACTTGAGATCGGGTGGACTTCGAGTCAGATGTCCATATTTCACAACTTGGTCCAATATGCTGAAACGCTGTTATAATAAGAAGACCTTAATGAAAAGTTCGACTTACGATAATACAAACGTTTGTTTTGAGTGGCTTACCTTTTCTAATTTTAAAACATGGATGGAAACACAAAACTGGGAAGGTAGGGAGTTAGATAAAGATTTGTTGGGTGATGGAAAGCTCTACAGTCCAGAAACTTGTGTATTTGTTGATAGACTCACTAACTGTTTCTTATTAGATTGTGAGAAAAGGCGCGGTCAATACAAATTAGGAGTTGACATTTACAAACCAAACGGTAAATTTAGGGCAAGATGTAGTAACCCTTTTACGAATACGGTTGAACATTTAGGGTATTTCTTCTCTGAGGATGAGGCACATAATCAGTGGAAGAAAAGGAAGAAGGAATTGGCAATACAACTCGCTACCTTACAAGAAGACGCAAGGGTGGCGGATAAATTAATAAATTTATTTAAAGAGGAGGTATTAAATGGGAAGTATGATTAAGCAATGTATGCTGGCGGCATCGGAAATACCAAATTTATACACCGATATTAAGTATCCGTGTTTCATTCAACAAAAGCTCGACGGAATACGTTGTCTAGCTATTAACGGGGTGGCTTATAGTCGCAAAATGAAGCTTATCCCTAACCGATTTGTACAGGAAGTGTTTAAAGAATTAAACCTTCATGGTTTGGATGGGGAGTTAATGGTACATGGGGACTTCAATTCTGTTCAGTCAGCAATTATGTCAGAAGATGGAGAGCCAGATTTCTATTTGGCTGTTTATGATTATTGGGATAGTGATTTACCTTTCAAAGAACGAGCTAATATTTACACGATTAAAGTGTTGGAGATTGATAGACCACTGTATGTTAAGCGCGTGATTTCTGATATTGCTGAGACTCCAGAAGAAGTTGAAAATCTGCTAGGGAAATACATATCACAAGGTTATGAAGGTGGCATTTTACGATCATTAAATGGCAAGTATAAACAAGGACGGTCTACATTCAAAGAAGGTTATTTGTTGAAGTTGAAAAGTTTCTTAGACGACGAAGCAACTGTTATTGGTTTTGAAGAAAAGATGACCAACACAAACATCAAAGAAACGGATGAACGAGGGTATAGCAAACGCTCAAGTAAGAAAGAAGGTTTACTTCCCGCAAACACACTTGGCTCTTTACAAGTGCAATGGGGTGGTGTAGTATTCAATATCGGTAGTGGATTCACCGATGAACAGCGCAAAGATATTTGGGATAACCAAGATAAATGTCTAGGTAAGCTTGTAACATTCAAGTATCAAGAATTGTCTAGTTATGGTGTACCTAGATTTCCTACTTGGAAAGCATTTCGCAATGAATTAGATATGAGCAATTAGAGGAGTTAATAATTATGTTATACAAGAGTTGGAATAACGATGTTGGTGTTGCATACGATCAATGGAAAAGCTATGATGCCGAAGAAGAACGTGCAGCTTATGAAGAATTTAAATTTGAGAGCGATATGTTGTGGATTGAATCTATGGTTCGTATGACACACCCACATTTAGATGAAGAATCTGTTCATGTCCTTGCACATGAACGCTATCAATCTAAGTACTACGATTACACAGAGTTTTAATTGTAAGTCAAATAGCTTACAAATGATGATGTAATCAAATTTAATTACAAAGGAGAGAATATGGAATTAACATTCAAAGTAAAAGATAGCAAAGAATATTACACTATCACCAAGTCAGACCACTTTGGTTATAACTTGACACATCATAAACCAACTCTTAAGGAAGATGCTAAGAAAGAGATGACACAATCTTCTCTGTTCTATGCTAATCTCAATCAGATTGCAGATAAGCTTTCTTGGGTTGCGTTGGAAGGTAATACACTTGATGACATTATTGTATCACTAAGTAGTACAGCAGAGAATATCGCTAAAACATTAAGTAAGGAGAATGTATGACTAAACGTGTAACAATCGAAATTGAGTTTGATGCTCTGAATGATATTATCTTAGATGACCTGATTGAACAATTTGATAATCATGATGAAGGTGATATTGAATTACAGAATTCGTTAGCTCGTGTGATCAGACATTATTCTACAGATAAACAATGGAAAGCTTTCCAAAAGAAGCGTGAGGTGTGATGTGACAATTAAATATGTACTTCGAGATTTAGAATCTGGCGAATACCTTAACTGCTATTTCGATGAATACGAGATTGACGAGATACAGTATGCCGAATTAGTTGCTTATACAACTGAATTAGAGTTTGTTGACATCTATGACACTTATCATGAGGCTGAGTATTATAAGAATTCTGTCAGTGCTGAGTTTGGATATGATGTAGAAATTGTGAGGATTGATTGTGAATAAAATCTACACAGGTATTGGGAGCAGGGAAGTTCCTGAAAATGTATTTGAAGCTATGTCCACTGAAGCTTATCACCTAGCGGGTAAAGGTTATACACTACGTTCAGGTGGTGCTAAAGGTAGCGACTCGGCTTTCCAATGGGGACATGAGTATTATTACAGTGATATTAATGCGGTAATCACCAACCAAGAGATTTACATTCCTTGGGTAAACTTTAAAATGGAAGAATACCTAAGTACAGGTAGTAACATAATCCCTCAACACCTGAACACCGCATGTATGGAAATTGCAGCCAGTGTTCACCCACATTGGGGTAGGTGTTCTGCTGGCGCTAAGAAGCTACACGCTAGGAATGTTTGTCAAATTCTAGGGGATGGTTTATTCCTACCATCAGACTTTGTGTTATTCTATGCTAAAGAAGTTAATGGTGTTGTACAAGGTGGTACAGCTACCGCAGTGAATATTGCACGTAAGTTTAATGTACCAACAATCAATATGTTTTATCCAGATTGGTCAGATAAATTAGAGGAGCTTGGATTATGAAATCACATGAACTAGCGAAGTTGCTATTATGTCTTCCAGATATGGAAGTAGGTACTGTTCACTACGATTCAGAGTTTGATGTAAAATGGGTTAATCTGGTTGATGGAGTTGAAACAAATAGAGTTAAAGTGAATGGTGAGAAAATATTAGTCTTTACCGAAAGTCATGACTTCATTCAAGATAAACAATTCAATCCTAACGATGATTTTGATTTATTAGAAATTGAATTCCTGCTAGATGATAAAGAAGCGTGGAGAATAAATGAAGACACATTGACAGACCAATTATACACGCTATTTCAAGGTGAACACAAATACAGTGAAATCTATATACCAAAGGATACACCAGTTAAGTTGACACTTGGGTATGATGCTGAAACATGGGAACCTAAAGTAATGTTTGCATCTATTGAGAGTGCTAAGGAATTCATCTTACAACACTTCAAGTTAGAAATTGAAGATAATGAGTGGTATTGGTTGGAGGCTAAGAGTGAATAGCATTACAGTGGAGCCAAGCGAAGATTATGATACGTTAGTCAAACAGTTTAAAGCTTTACAACGCTTGTTAGAATCTAAACAGAATCAAATTAAAGTGTTGAATGGAGCAAATGCTGATTTAACAAGACAACTTCTATCTGTTCACTCTGATGTACTAGAATCTGAACGTCAAGCTAATCAGGAACTAACTAATAGAGTGTTACTCTTGGAAGGTATATTGAAAGCAGCAGTATTTAAATAATCTATTGACAACAGGGTCGCTTTCGGGTATCCTGTTGTTAGTGTTTCAACAGAGGAGAGAAATTATGAACGCAAATACACCAGCACAACCAACACTATATGCAGATTTAAGCGGTCAAAAAGAATTGTATTGTGATAATGCAGGCTTCTCTAAACGAGAAGAATTATCTGCTCGATTTGGGGCAGCATTATTACCTGTGTATTTGGATACAGTATTGCAATACGAATCCTCGGAAGCTATGGTGAAGTGTTGGAGCGAATCAAGTGTAGAATTTGCTGATGCTTTGATTAAGCAGTGGGAGAAATAATATGGAAGCATACAAACCTTATAAAATAACATTTGACATTCTATTAAAATCTACAGATCCTTATGACCATCCAGAAGGTACAATGATTTACGATGGGTACACAGTTACAGGAATGAGAGTTCATGTTGTTAAAGAAGACATGGATGCTCCCGTTGTGTGGCAAAACGCTTTGATTATTAGTGAGAGTATGTTAGGATGATTGAACTAGATTTCAACAGTGAAAACTTTATACCACAACACCACCCATACGATGTAATGGCTAGTTGTAATGCTTGCGGTTCTGAGGATAGTAATGATATAACAGTGGAAGATACAATTAACTATCACATCTGCGAAGCAACTACTAAATGTAAGTTATGTGGACATGAAGATTATTGGGCGTATGGTAATTTTATGTCCAATGAACACATTGAAGGTAAAGCTAAGAAATATTAAGGAGAAATAATATGCAACTAATCACAATGTTAAATGATTTTGAAGCTGTAACATCTGGTGATGTTATGATTATCCAATTACCATCAGGTCGTAAATGGGATATTGATGGTAAACGTATCGAAACATCTTACGGAAAAGGGACGCAAGTATCAGTAGCCAAGGATGCTGTTATTAGCACAGTAACATCGGCACAACGGGTGCTAAAATATTACATCAATGGTGATTCAGAAATCTCTAGTGAACTTATGAATGAGTATCGCGCCGATTTTGATTATGGTGATAACTACCCAGACTTAGAAACAGAGTTTCAACACCGTAAACTTCTAGCTGATTTAGATAAATATACCCCTGTTTATGAGGAAACTCCTGAAGTTTTAATCCCAATCGAATACAGAGTGATTGGTGAGTTTATAGATACAGGTAGTGATTACATTGAGACAGCATTGACATACGGTAAAGGTAGATTCTATAATAATGAGACATCTTTCTTTAAGCTCAATGTCACTGGATTGCTAGGTAACGAATTACAGAAGTTTGCTAAAGAGAAAGGATTGACATTCTCTAACTCTACACACTCAGGATTTCGTTATGCACAAATCAACGGAGTGTATGTATCAGAGAAAGCTTGGGAATCTCGTTTACAAGAAGGTAGTACACAGTATCACCCGACATTAACGTCAGCCAAACAAGCAGAACAAATATTAATTGGTGAATTACGTCAGATGTTGAATGCTAAATTCAACTATAGTAAACTAGATGGGTTATTGGTTAGCGAAATCTATGGTGATTTGCGCCGTATCAAAGGGTATGTTCAAGAACTAGAAGTAAAGGTTAAATCTGATAACACTAAGCGTTTAGCTATTAGGGCTATTGATGAATTGCAGATTAAATTAGGAGAGAATAAATGATTATTTTAGGTTGGATTGGATTCTTTTTATTGATTGTAAGTGTTGTAGGGGCATTGTCTAAGTCAAAATATGAGACATTCCTTGAAAGTTGTGTTGGTGTAGTTGGGGCTATGTTGGTAGCCTTCACCACAGTTGGTTGTGCTTTTGGGATAGTTTATTTAGTAACATCTCTCCTTATAGCTACTTTTGGGGATGTTATTGTAGACTCTCCTCGCCCTACAGTGCTACAATGTAACGGTGTAGTTGTAGCAGAGTCTATTAATGGTTTTTATTATCAATATAAAGCTAATGCTTATAGAGACCACCGTAACAATCTCACATATACACCACGACGAGGTGAGGTATGTAAAGAATTATTGAAGGAGAGCAAATAATGACAGAACAAGAATTCAATCAAGCAATTGAGGAACTATTCAAGAATACGCATGGTATGGGGATCCCATACATTGATACAGACTTAACCAACGGTGTAATAATTGATGGCTATATCAGATATGAAGATTTAATCAAACTTGGTGAAGTTGTTAAACAGTATGTGGAGGGGGAATAATGGAATTATTGATTGCGTATTTAGTAACTATTGTGTTAGCTATATCTTTATCGTTGTATGATGACTTGCAGTACATTGGAGAAATAACGGTGAGACTTATCCTCACCACAATATTTGTAGCATTTATACCACTGTTTAATTTAGCACTTATTATAGTTAGTGGTTATAAGATTGTTCAGCGCAAGTTAGTACCGAACTATAACAGAATATCGGACATATTAGACACTGTTGTTTATCGGAGGAAAGAATAATGGCTACATCAAGTTTTAATAATAAATTCATCATTGAAGATGGGGAATCTTTGAATCAATTTGTTAAGGATTTATGTTCACCAGAAAATATTGGTGAGGTTCCTGAAGAACAATTAGAAGCTTTCCAGAAATGGTGTGTAGAGTTGGAAATTGTTAATAGATATTTTCATTACTATGATGGTAATTTAGGTAGTAGCACAGGATACGATTGTTGGTATGGATACTTTGAATCTAGTTATACACCATTAGAAGCACTTAAAGAAGATGATAATCATTATTGATTTGGAGGAAAGAATGAAATTAGAAAACTTATTTAATCAAGTAAAAGAGCTACAAACAGAAGTCAATATGAATATCGTAGCTTACACTGGTGTTGTTTGGTGTTATTATTCTAATGGTGATTTATCCATAAACACCCAAGGGCAAATAGATGATTTGTTCAATGGTGATGGTGCTACATACAATTATGACGTAAGAGGTTGTGTAGAATCAGAAGATGGGTATGTCATGTTTTATGATGCTGATAATTGTTGTGGTACACGAGATACTATTATTCTGAAAGCTAGTGAGCGGGGGGAATAATGGAATACCACACATTATATTCAGGTTTCCCACCAAAGTCTGTCTATTTGAATAAGGGTATAGGTGAAGGGATGCTCTGGTTATCTTTAGCTAGATATAAGACAAGTTATTTACCAAAAGCTGTTACACGTTGGAAACATAATTTGCGTAAGCAATTTACCAATGAAGAATATTTCCAAGTGATGTTACATACTACTTTGTTTAGTGGTGATTATATTCAGCTACATTATTGGGTCAATGCTGTTACAAAGGAAAGAGGTTGACTCATTGACATGGATGTCATTGCTTGTTATTATGCACAGGATGAATTTGATTAGGAGATTACTTTGATTATTGAAAAACAACAGCAAGCATTAGAAGCTATTAAGTCTGGAAAGAATGTATTTATTTTTGGTGCAGGTGGTGTGGGGAAATCTTATGTAATCAAACAAATACTAGATGAAGATACAGTGTTGTGCGCCCCTACAGGTATTGCAGCCATTAACATTGGCGGAGTCACTTGCCACTCTGCTTTTGGTTTACCGAGAGAATATCCATTACTCTCTGAATGGACTAAACTACCTAAAGGCTTTAAGGATTTCTATGGTGTAGAATCAAATATCAAACGTATCGTTATTGATGAAGCTGGTATGTTACGTGCAGAGCAATTAGACATTATTGATTTCAGATTGAAGTTAGTGAGGAAGAATAAACTACCCTTTGGTGGGCTACAAGTTGTGTTAGTCGGAGACTTCTTCCAATTAGAACCAATTGTTCCTAAACAAGAAGCACCATTATTGAAGAAAGATTATACTTCTCCTTTCTGTTTCAGTAGTAGAGCGTGGAACTTTGAAACTATTGAACTAACTGAAGTAGTGAGACAATCAGATGCGCAGCAAGTAGCCTTATTAGGAGCTATTCGTAAAGGTAATTATGATGCTGCACAAGCATTACAAACTATCCAAGAGAATGCTAGTGCGTACCAGAATACATCAGACACACTACATCTGTGTTGTTATAATGCTGATTCAGACAATATCAATAATATTTGGTATAACACTATCCAATCTAAAGAGGTGGTATACAAAGCTGTAGGGAAGGATAAAGGATGTGGTGTAGCAGAACTACTAAAACTCAAAGTAGGTTGTAGAGTGGTTATATCTGCTAATGACAATACACAAGGTTATGTCAATGGTGAGCGTGGCGTAGTTACTAAGTTATTCCCCAACTCTGTTAAAGTAATGAAAGACAATGGAGTGGAAATAGAAGTAGTTCCATTTACATGGGAAAACTACAAGTTACAACGAGTAGATGGTAAGATCAAACGAGTGCTGGATAGTGTCTATATTCAACTCCCAATCAAGCTAGGATGGGCCATCTCTATTCACCGTAGCCAAGGGATGACTTTAGATAAAGCCGCTATACACGTAGGTAGAGGTTGTTTTAGTAATGGTCAATTATATGTAGCACTGTCAAGATTACGTGACTTATCTAATATCAGTTTTGTCACTCATGTAGATAGTAGTAATATTAAAACAAGTAGAGATGTTATAGAATTCTACAATAATCTTTCATAATGGAAGTAAATAAATGAGTGATAAAGAAGATGCCCCTAATGGGGCTATTTCTGTTGGTGAAATATCTACAGCAGAACAACTAGAGCAACTAATGGATGCCCAATTTGAGATAGAGGCCGCACTGAGTCGTGTACCAGATAACGAAGGTATCGCTATACTACAAGCAGCCATAGTTGATAAGTTATCAGAACAAAATTATAAGACAACCATCAAGGTTAGTAAAGACATCAATATCAGCGTAGCTCGAATACAAAGATATGAGAACTCTAAAGACCCTGATTATGTTGCACCAGAAAGATTTACAACAGAGATGGGAGTAGACGGTATGGTGCATTTGATTAGAGATAAAGGTACTGTTCAAGGAGCTTATGATGTTGTAGCAGAGAAACACAATAAAGATGCTATAACACTAAAGTCAATAGCAACTAAAGAACATTATAATAGAACTCAGATAATAGACCAAACATCATTAGTTGTCCCTGATGAAATATCCAAAGTAGTGGAGGAAGGATTGTTGAATATGTTAGATAAACCAACAACTATCAATAGCATGTATGTAAACACATACACAACTATGAAGATATTAGGTGAGTTAGATGAACTAAGAAATAAAGTAAATCAGTTAGAGATTAGACAAGCAATAACGGAAACTAGAGTAGACCATATAGGTGATCATCTAGGCATAAGCTCAAGTTCTAATAAAGAAATAGCTGTTAAACTTAAACTACTAGGGCATTCCAACACAGAGATAGCTAGAGAATTAGGTGTAAGAAGGGAGACAGTTAGTCGATGGCTTAACAATAAGAAGTAAGTCATGTGTGATCAATGTCACACAATGTCACACTTTTGGTCATTTCCCCTATAACTATTAATACTTGTGGCTCACTATTGAGCCATTATGAGCCACTTCAAATAGAGACAGTAATGTTATGTTACTGTCTTTTTATTTATCCAAATACCTATACACTCCCTTATTGATGCACTACTCCTGTATTACTCCTATAAAATATCACCTATCCTATTGTATTTGTTGCTAAATATCCGTAATTATTATATGAAATATCAATGCAAGGCATTGGGATGTTATGCTCTGTGTTGGTGCAAATATCAAGACACTATTCCTTGTACCATCCTATATTATTCCTGATACGGAGTATCTGGGTATTTTCTATCTAAAATATTAGTAAAAATGAGTCATACCAAGGTATGCAGCCTAGTTTGTTATTGAGATTAGAAATATCGAATATCCTGTTATTCTACCAGTAGTTCATGTTCGTATCATGGTTTAACACAGGAATATCCCCCCGAATATATCACTCTAGAAAGTTTAAAATATCTGCGTAATATGCAATATAAAACAAGATAACCACTAATTCTGATTATGTTAAATGATTGAATTCTAATGTAATTGCATGAATATTCATTACAGAATTACTTGAGTAATCAAGTATAACGCAAGCTTATCGGATAGGATAGATTTGTACCATGCGGTATAGAAGGGTTGGAATAGTTGGTATGATTATTGATTAATGTTAGTGTTTAAACAAATTCAATTTGTAAAACTACTGTACACTAATCCAGTGCTGTATATTTATGTACTACTGTATGTTTATACACTACTGGATAGATATACACTTTAATAGCAAGGTAAGCAAAAAAGCTTAGGCTATTGGATTATTCAATACTACTGTATAACTATACAGTATTAATACTTGGCAAGGATATTGCATATCCTGCTATTTTTAATGATGTTTAATAGCTAGGCTTTTCTATAGCTTTTCACTGTAAAACAGCCTTATTTTGCATAATATGCAAGTTTGCATTGCATAACCTTATTATCCTGTATGTTTTATTCATGTTTTATGCAATAAATTCAAGTATTGAAAGGATAGCAATCAATTATAATGCGCCTAGAATCGCCTACAATCAATTTAGGGCTGTTTTGATACCTTGATAAGGGTTCGACTGAATACGTGCAATAGCGTTGATTTTAGCTATTTTCGATTTTTCTAATATACCACTAATTTTAGGCTGTTTTGTCATGTTGGCATGGGGTTTGCTAGGGTTGAATTTTAGACAATAAAAAGCCAGCTTAATAGCTGGCTTAGTTATTTGTTTAATTTTACCGGTAAGTATTACCACCAGTTAAATGTTGAACCATACCAACTACCCGACAGGCATTTTTTAACTAAAATAATTTGCCCGCGATAGGATACATAATGATCTGAACTGCCAAACGGTTTAACAACACGTTTCACAGTAACATCTTTACAAGTTCCGTGAACGTCCATCATTTTGATTGTGATGTTAATTGTTGATTGTTTCATAATGTCAAGCCCTTATTTAAAAAATTGATTTAGATTTATTAGCTGGTTTTACAACAAAGTAAAGCACTAGCCCAAAAATACAGAATAACAGCGTTTGACCTACTTGTAATAATTCTAACATTTAAACCACCTCAGCCAATGGAATGTAAAACACTTTACCAAATAATTTCACTTGTAAAGTTAATTGCCATACGTTAGGCCGTCTTACTGAGCCATCAGCTACTAACTTTGAAAATTCATTTAATGTCCAGATTAAGCATTTAAGCTCTGTATGCTTCATTGCTAATTTAAACATGATAAAGCCCTTATTTGTTGAAATTCACTTTAGAATTGGATCTTAAAACAAGATCCAACAAAAAGCAAACTATTTTTATAATCCTAAGATTTTATTTTCCCACTTTTCCACCAATGGATTAACAGCCAGTAAAATCTGATCAGTGACATCATTTACACTATGGTCACAGATAAGATCATAACCATCATTGCCATATACTAAATAAAATGTTTCAAATGTTTTAAATTTTCCATCTGTTTGTTCGCTTGGTTTGCGAGCATAGATCCAACACTCATCAACGCCCATTGCGTGATCTAGCGCTTGTTTAGCTGTCAAATTATTATATACTTCTTCACCGTCATACACTGTTACAAGATAGCCGAGATCAAGAATGGATTTGATCAGAGTTTTAGTGATACTTTTTTCGCAAGCAATACGGTTTTTTAAGTTTTGCATTTTTAAAGCCCTTCTCTATCCATTGCACCATTGCAAGGTATAGCGCTAATTCTAGTTATCTGGTTTTATCTTGTCAACAGCTATTTATAAAATTTATCAATTATTTTTATCAGCATTTAAAGCCCTTACAAGGGCTTTTGAGCGTATGTAATTCTGAGGGTATGGCGTTGGATAGCTATAAACAACAAAGCCCCTTATCGGGGCTTATATTGCGTTTAATTGGCTGTTTTGTTAGTAGATCAATATACTTGTTTTACACCTTCTGCTATTAAGTCGTGTTCTATTTTCGGATTATAAAAAAATAAATGTACTTCTTTTCCGTCAAAAAATTTAATAAATCCGTTTTTACAAATTTTGAAAGTTTTCATTCTGTTACATCCTCGAAGTAAAAATAATCCGCACCAAAGTCATACCATACATTGATCTTTTGTTCTTTGTACACTTTAAACAATCGAGAATTTAAGGGCTTGTTTTGTTCTGTCGCTACTTCTTCAGCGTATTCAGAAATAAAACGAACTGTTCTTTCTATATCGTTATTACTAGCCCAACCGTCTAGCGTATGATCGAATAATTTCATTCTGTAACACTCCCAGTGTTAATACTCCGCAAAAATTGCTTATTGATCCGGCCTTGCTGTTTTACATCTTGCTTAGCCTTTTGTGTTGTTTTACGGGGATCTTGTTTATCATCCCAACGATATGTTTTAGCCATGATTAGAACTCCGACACTTCATAAAAACTAATCCCTTGTCCAGATTCTTTGTTGCAGTTGTAGTATTTAAATTGATTGATCCAGCTTTCCGACAGTGCATTATTGCCTATGTAGTCTTTATGTAACACAACAACGAAGGCATTATTAAATGCCATTGGGTTCAGTTTACTAGCGATAGCACCAACGAATTGACCGTTGTTTAAAGCTTTGATCGCTTGTGTCTTTGTAATCTTATTGCCTATTTTCATTTTTAAACCCTTTTAGCTTTGTTTAAATTGAGCGGGTACTTTATCAAGACTCCCGCTATTTTGTCAACTGGTATTTATTTCTTATTATCAACAATTGCAGCCATTGCAAAAGCCGCTTGCCGCCAATACTTATCTACTGCGAGATCTTCTTTGCCGTTGATAATTTGTGTATTGTTTGATTCTAGCCAATCCAGAATTTGCCCGTTATAAAAAGGAATTGTGCAAGCTGAGGCCAAGCCTTTCAGCCAATGATCTGCCATATCGAAGCTAGTGTGTTTTTCTAACATCCATCCGACTTCTGATAAAATTGTACTCTTTAAAAATGCTTTTTTGTCTGCATCGCTGGCATTATCCAGATCAATACCGTAGCCGCTTGAGTCGGCATTATCTAACAGCAATTGAGTGAAAACAGCACGAGAAGGAAAGTTAAAAGTTTTCATATATTACCTTATTTAAAAGTTTGCCACTATTGGCGATTGACATTTATCAATAGCCGCTATAGTAAACGGCTAGAATATAAAGATCAACTATTAATTGCATTAATTAATGATAATTCAACTTCGACGTTATAAGACTGGAAAACAATACCGCCCCCATATTGCTTGTTATGAAACTTCTTTCCACTGAAAAGCTTTTTAGCTCTTGCGATTGCTACGCTATAGCGGCTATCTAAAGTTAGCCCGTTGTAGTCTTTTTCAGCATCAGTTAGCAAGGCTAAAAAGTGTATTACATAACGCGGATTGCCGTTTACGTCATTGTTAACACGTGTAAGATCATCTTTTGAGTATTTCATTTTAAAACCCTTAAATTATTTAAGCCAAGATCCAATCACTAGGCACGCACCAGTTGAAGTTCACCGCGTAGAATTCATAAGGTCTACCTGCAATCTCCACCATTAACAGACATCCATCATAACCTAAAACAGTACCAGTTTTATTGTCATTAAATCGGTTTTTAACTTTATCTCCAACTTTAAACATCGTTAATTCTACCATGATATAAACCTTTTCTGTGATTAGTTAAAATTTAATTCGTTATTTTCTGTTACTGACTTTTTAATAGTAACATACTCAAGATCTGCCAGCATAACAGCCTGTCTTTCAATACCTGCTAACTTTAGTTGATCCGCTTGCACTTTGCAAGCTAATTTTTTGATTAATTCGATTCTATTTTGCATGATCTTTTACTCCCTATTTTAATGTTACAAATTCAAACGACAGACCAAAGTATTTATCCTTTTTTACTACTGCGATTGTGTTGTAATTCTGCCAATAATCCTTGCAGCAAATGCCGCCACTATCAACACTATCGAGAACATTTTTTACACTAGATAAAAAATGGTCTCTACTCATTCCTGAATTGTGACAGGCTTTTGCCAGTTGGTCAAGATGAAAATTGCTTATCATGCTGTTTTAGTTCCTTTCAGTTCAAAAGCTTTGATTAGGTTGCATTTAGCAAGATCCCACAATACAGGATCTTTTTGTAATAGCGCAAGCTTCGCAAGTTGGTTTGCTTGTTTTGTAAAGTAGTTCATTTTAAAACCTTCGAGTTTAAGAGAAGGACGCAAGCTTGCCTTGCTATCCTTACATTGTTTGAAAGAATTGAGCGCTTACACTATCGCAAGCGCTTTGTGTTGTCAACTACTTTTCAATATACCAGCCAACTAAATTTATTAGACGGTATGGGCTGGAAACTCCAAAGTTTAGGTCATTAATTAAAGCATACTTTTTACCCTTAATCTTGATATAACACTGGCAAGATCTTGTGTTATTATCCATATAAACTTTATAGCCGTTTTTATACCCACTACCTTCAATAAATGCTTTCATGCCAGTTGGTAAACCTTTACCGCTAATCCTCGTATCGGTGCAAGTTCCAAAAACTTGTATAATTACTTGGGTTTTCATTAGTTAAACCTTATCCGCTAAACTTGATACAATCGTATACCATTTAAAATTAATTGCAAGCGTATTTATTAAAATTTATCAATTATTTTTATACGTTATTTTACCTTATATAATATCATGCGCAATTACCAGATAACAGACAGCCTGTCAACTAGGTAAAGCAAAATAAAATTCATATATGAGCAATTGCTCATATATGAATTTTATTTTCTCTATGAATTTTGTATCCGGTAAAAATTTCGGAGTGTAGCTGGTTGACGAGCGAAGCGAGGGGGCAGCGCAAGCTGCGGAGTCTGGAGAGTGCGTATGTTGCCATTGAAGGGTCGATTGAACTGGATTCTAAGTTTTTGATTTATCTACAAAAAATTTACGTATGTTGTGGGTATATCGCAAGTTGACAAGGGGCAGATTTTCATATTTATCTATGTGTTGCAGGGATACTTTATTCACCCTGCCCCTAACTTTATGGGAGTTTGTATTTCTTTTCTGTCTTAGGGAGTAATCCCATCTCCTCATAAATACTTCTTTTAAAATTCAACCTAACAAACTCTCCATAGTTTTGGATATTCCAAATGTCTATAGCTTTAGCTGCTTCCTCTACTGTGTAATACTTGCCAAGGAATTTGTGCTTATTTTGTAGAGGTATCCAACCTTGCGCCAAAACATTTTTAATAGGCGTACCTTTCTTACCGTCCGCAAGTTGAGTCACTCCTTTGTATCCTGTACCACTGTTAGCTTTAGAGTTAGCTGAGTTTTGTGATGAATCTGCAATCCTTAAATTACACATCCTGTTGTCTAACTTACAGCCGTTTTTATGGTCAGTGACTAAGTTTTTAACTCCGGTAGGCATAGCTTTCACCCAAGAGTGTAATGGTATTCTTTTGTGACCATAGGTATACTTAATACCAAGCGCATCAGAGTTAATTTTACTCAATCCTACGAATACGTAGATGTTTCTAGTCAACATACATTTGCTCAGGCTGTTATAAATATAGTCATCAACATAAGTCCATCCATCAATATGACAACCTTCCCCTTCAGGGTTTAGTTTGAATATAGGTAACTTCTTCACATCTATCCGGTGTGTTGTAGGATTCCACTTAGACATGCTTTCCTTAAAGTTAGAGACAGTGAGACTATCTTCCTTGAGAATACAACCACAACTGATACCTCCGCTTATTAAATAATCCATTCTTACTAAAGATTGATTCCCGCATTTACACAGAGTATTGACCTTAGAGTTTTTACCCTGCATGTCTTCTAAGATTGTTAAGTTTCCTATGACCTGACCTTTACTTACTTTGTTACGTATATCCCCTGTCCTACTGTTTGTGAATACTTTTCCTATCCTTACCTTGTCAATACCGGTAGACCCATGTAATAACTCATTGAAATAAACATAAGCAGTTTTACCACTAATTGAAGTAACCGTAAATTCCTCACCTAGAGTATTCTTGTAAGCGTTTCCGGCAACAACTTCGCTATACAATACCTGTTTAACACCCTTGTTGTTCTTATTGTGGCAGACTCTACAATAACCCATATACCCATCTTTAATGCGACTACATTTAAAGTAATCCTCAAAAGGTTTTATCTCACCACATCTAATACATTTCTTCATTTAGTCCCTCTTTAACGTTATACAAAAAAGCCCCGCAAAGCGGGGCTAATACATTAAGCAATACATTCACATAGGTAGAGTATAGATAATCACTCTACGCCTCTCCCACAGCGTTTAAATGCTATTGGTATTAACCAATTTGCACCACTTGCCATTGTAGCTCAAAGATTTCTACAGGTTCTAAGAACACTTGAGTTCCTGTGCTACGTAATACAGCTTTGTCTACTGTAGCTTCACGTTTCTTATTGTGTTTATCTAATGCTGTAGATACATCACCTGTGATAAGCACTTGTTGGATTGTCTTATCATTGTCATGCTCTGTTACTACAGATTGTTCAAATACAATCTTCTCAGCACCTTTTAGATTATTGTCATTGTCAATCAGTGTTAATGATACTTTACGAATACCCATTTTTGTTTCTCCTGTGTTGTTTAATTTAACTGTGCAATTTACATTATTTACTGGTACATTTGGTGTTACCTCAACTCTTAATGATGTATCCGCTAGACTGCCCGTCAGCATGTAATCACTAATACTATTGTTTGTAACACGTTCACTTAGTTTTGCCATTGTATCTCCTTATTCACAACTTTAGTTGTAATCTTCATTATCAATACGTTCACGTAACAACTCTAAATTAACAATCAAATCTTTATGATATGTCTTAGTTAGAGTTTCACCATTTTGCACCATATATTCTAACTCGTCAAGAACTTTATTAGCTAAATCAGCAAAAGATTCTTTAACAATTTCTTCTACACCTTCAATCGCTTCTTTATACACACTACTACGAGTGATGGCTTTATATAATGTTTCTGTTTGTACTAACGCCACCTTATTACCAAGCTTTGTCATCTCTTGGAATGTGTGAATATCATTAGTGACAAAAGCATTACCATGTTCATTTAAAAACTCTGTAGCTAAAGCATTATCTACTTCAGGTGAAGTACGTTGTGTACTATCCCAATACATATTACAGTTGCGTGTATCTAGGGTAGCTAAAGTAATTGATTCTTTAATCAACTCCACATCATTTGTAGCAATGATAAGCTTACTTGTCAACTCTTGTAAATCCCATTGTGACACTAGGTTACGATCTTGACAAAGCTTAACAAACTCAGGTTTAAAGTTGTAACAATAACTGAAGCTTGCATTCTGACATACGTACAAATCACCTACGTAAATCTCCCCTGTATCACCATTTACTGTTTCAATCAAGTCACCATACTTTGTACTATGTAATACTTCACGATTTTGGAATGCTAGACAACGGATCTTAATCTCATCTAATGTTTCACTATCCAATCCATCAATGATTACAGAGAAGTTATTGTTTGGACGTCGTTTAGTTGTCTCAATAATTACCATGATGTCATCTTGATATTGGTCTGAATATTCCCACACTGGAGTCCAAACCACATCATTGTTCTCGATCACAACAGTAGCTCCAAGGTCAATCAGCACCACCATTGACTGAAGCGAACCTACGCCAAATCTGCCACGTTTACTAGGGTCATTACGTTTATCAGACTTACCCATCATCAGTAGTTTATTACTGACTTTGATGTTCTTGTTAGTAAGTACAATGCCAGTGTCAGTGAAAGAATATTCACGTTCACCATCACTGTCTAACCAGTTCTGAACATATTCAGATACAGCTTTTGATGCACTCCAATGGTCGAAGCATGTACGAGCAAAGTTAGTTACATATTTAGTCAATTTAGTTTCTCCTGCGTATATCTACCATAACAATTATAGAACAAAGTCTGCAAGATGCTATCAGCCTTCTTCTTATCTTCTTTCATAAGCTCAATGATAGCAGAGTTCTTGTCAAGATACAACTCTCCGACTACTTCATGAATATATTTAATTGTGTTCTTCTGGTTCATTTTGCAATCTGCCAATTGTAGCTATCTGGAAAATGAATAGATTCAGCACCATCGTATTCTTCAATGCGAAATGCAGTACCTTCATCCACCCACTTCACATCACAATCCAATAGACCGCCTAAATAAGCATTCGGCCAATTACGTTTTGCAATAGCTGTGATTTGTTCAGCAGGTAAATTAGCTTCGATTGCTGCTACAAGTTCTTGATCTAAAGCACATTCTGGGTTGTTCCATGTTGACCAACCTGCCCCAAAACCTGTACTAACCAATACCCCAATTTTCTTAGTCATAATTTCTCTCCTCTGTTTCAATAAGGCTAATTCTACAGATATTCATATTCCATGTCAACGAATATTTTAATAGTTCATAGTACCTTGTCGATCAGAATACGAAGTACCTTTACGTTTAGCATCAATCAAGATAATGCGTTTCTTAGATTTACCGTACCACATCTTGAAATCTTTATCTTCTACGTAACGATTAGGGAAATCCCATTTCTCTTTAGCTGCTAATTGATTAGCATATTCACTTAGAGAAGCCAATACGTCATCAGGAATTTCAAAGGTGTTATTATTTCTACACCACTCCATTTTCAAACAATTGAGTTTGTGTTCTACAGATTCTTTAACCAAATAATTTTCCACGAAATCGGGGCTAATATCTACCCAATCTTCAACAAAGCCATTCCACAAATAGATTTCTGGATTACCATCAATAGCTTGTAACAATTCAATTAGTTTATTCTTTTTCATGTGATCTCCTTAAAACATTCCTGTACGATTCCAACCATAACGTAATCCGCTATCTTCAGACATCTTTGTGTTGATAAACAATTCAAACATAGACATCCCCATCTGAAAGCGATACACCACTAACCATAATAGGTAGTCATTATCGCGTTCTTCATTGAAGCCAGCACTACGAACAGGAATACCATTTTTACCAGCTTCTTGAATCAAAGCATTGTAGAATGTATTGATTAATGTGCTATCTCTTTGTGTTAATTCGCTCATTGCTTTTCCTGTAATCTTACAGATAATTCAAAGGCTTTATAATGGCAATTCTTTTGTTTCATAGCCTTACATTCTGCTAGGAATTTCATTCTCAATGGTTTATCCACCACTTTAACAAGTTCTCTGTTAGCTGTCTCTGCTGGAACTACAGTCTGCACTGCTGACAGACCAAACACTAACAACATAATCGCTTGTTTTAACATAGATACCTCTTAAATTATAACTGCTGTCACTACCATAACACATTCTTCACCTTGAACAATATGCTGTTGACATTCTTTGACAGCCTTTTGACCTTCTTCATATAGCAAAGTGGCTGGTGTATTAATCATTCCTAACAACAGTCCTAATGTTACCCCAAGGATAGCCAAGAATGTAGCACGTTTATTGATGTTGTTGCTGGCGGTAATTATGATACCACAAATGAAAGTTATTGCAATAAGGATTGTAACTATCATAGTATCACCCCTAAATACCACATATCTTCATAATCTGCACACATAGCATAGCAAATTTGGTCGATTTCTTCAGCACGTTCATTACCCCAGTAGAAGAAGTCTTTATCTGTTTGATAAATATGTTCAAAGAACTCATCAGGTAGTACAAGATATAAAGCTTGACCATAACGTAGTGTATGTAGAGTATGTTGATCAGATTCTTTTACTTTCTGCCAAGCTTGTTGTGAATATTCTAAAAATTCTAAAATTTGCATTTTATTCTCCTTATTCCTCAATCAAAGTTACACGTAGGATAGCAGCATCCTTACGTGAATGCAAGAACTTTCTCATAGTATCAAATGCTTCTTTACCTGTGTGGTAATGACCAGCTACACCGAATGGAAAAGCAGCTAAACAATTCTTTTTATGTACGTAGTATGTACCAATACTCGCAGTGGCTACGACATCACGATCATCTTTAGTTTCTAGTACATTTAGTTGGTGTAAGTAGTTCATGATTTTCCTTATTTAACTCTAACTTTATCACTACATTGTGGACAAGTAATAAATTTATACAACTCTTTACCGCCACCGTAATCTGTCTGCATCCCACTCTGCACTTCTGAACGTGTGTACTGTAACACACCTGCACAATTTCTGCAAGTAACCTCTAAATACATACTCATATCTTGACCAACAACCTTAACCATACTCAATCCCCCTATGTGAACCCTATTTAAACGCTGTGAGACTGTCTACAAGGCACTTATCTGCCTAAAGACACCCTAACGTACTGCTTCAGTAATGAAGCACTCTATCATTCGTCTGGGTTGTTTAAAATGTACTGTTCAATTGTGAACTTTGCAATACTTACTTGAGAGTCGTTGTAATTCGTTTGAAAATGTGTGGTAAACTCAAGACCACAATCCCAACATTCAGTATGCTTCTTCTCAACCTGTAGCACATAACCTTTATATACATATTCATGTTAACTGATCACTACATCTGTATTACAACTTCCACATGCACATTCGATATTCATAGTGTTTCTCCGTTGTTTCAATGAGAGCTATTTTACACGTTCTGATGTTCGTGTCAATACTTATTTTCATTAAAATTCTTGTTGACTTCTTATATATGTATGTGTAAGATGTTCTACATCGAAACGAATGAGGGTTAGTAAATGGTTTCCCAAGTGAGGACTTGCAGGGTGTGCAAAACTGACAAACAACTCAATGAGTTTATCTTTTGCTATACAAACAATAAAGGTGTGGCAATCCATGCTCGTACTTGTAAGGAATGCACTAGAAATAAAGATTCAGTGAGAGCTAAAGCCTATTACAATAGTGTTAGAGGTAAGGCAATGGATCTATTAAAAGGTGCTAGGCGAAATAATAAAGCGAACGCAGGTTTTGAATTAGATTTAGACTTTATAATCGACAAGTTAACCGCTGGAGTCTGTGAAGCTACAGGAATAGCCTTCAGCTACGAATGTTCATCTGAAAAATACAAAACAAACAAGTTAGCTCCGTCACTAGACAGAGTTGATAATAGCAAGGGTTACACTAAAGATAACGTCAGAGTTGTTGTTTGGTGGTACAACCTAATGAAAAATGATGAAACAGATGAAGCTCTACTTGAGTTTTGTAAAGCCGTAGTGAACAGAAAATCTAAATAAGGAGAACGTAATGAGTAATTTTTCTATTGAAGTGGAAGTGTTGGCTGGTACATCTATTGAAGAAGCTATTGCAGAAGCTAAAGACTTAGCACAGCGTATGGATTTAGCTTTTGTTAAGTTTAATTTCAATGGTGTTCGGATGTCAGTTAGTCGTGATGCTGATGTCGAAGGTATGTCTTGGAAGTATGGTAAGGCTTTAATTCGTGGAGAGGCAGAACACAGGTATGTAATAGGTTAAGTTATTTGCTTGACAATACAGAAACATCTGGTAAACTACTAGCATAAAGGAGGTGTTATGACACACAAGAATAAAATTCAGTTCGCTATTATTAGTGCTATGGAAGATTTAGGTATCACTCAAGTTGATGTAGCCAAGCATCAACAATGTACACGACAGGCTGTCAATCAGTGGTTGAAAACTGATTCTGTAAGCTATGATAAATTGTTTGAGTTAGCTGACTTTGTAGGGCTAGAAGTTGAGGTATTGGTGAGGTATAAATAGGGAGCAAATGATAGGTTTAAGCCTTGCTACACTAAGGTTTAAGCTGTTATTCCTGCTATTGGGGAACCCAACCCCTTGGAGCGAAGCGACAGGGGGCTTTACTGTAGTAGTTATTATAGGAGTATTAGAGATTAAATGTTATTAGATTATATCTTAAATAAGCAACTTAGTAAGATAGGTGATAGCTTATACAAAGAAGTTATAGACCATCTAACTAAGAATACAGATGTGAAAGCTACTCTTAAAAGAATGACAGACATAAAGAGATGTTGTTATTGTATCATTCTCAATACTGCTTCTATGGTGAGTAAAGGTAAACCATATATCACCTTAACTCTCAGTGAGGGTTCATATTCTAATCCTGCTGTGTATAATGGCAATAACACAGGGAGAAAGATTAGCTACACCAACATGAAGATTGTGTTATCTTATTTAGAGAATTTTACTAACTCCATCATTGAGAAAGGTGGTGCAGAAGACTATGTTCTCAAGTTCTCCCATGTTGATGAGAATGGTAAAGATAAATTCAAAGCAGTACCTGAGTCATTTAAGTCAAGTATACTGTACTTAGATGAACGTATCGTTACTCGGGTAGCAGAAGTAAGTGGTAAATTTAAACCTGTAGAGAGTGTCTTGGAAGTTAGGGATGAGAAAGGAAGGCCCATAGGTATACGCTTGACTCCAAAAGAAAAGCACCTAGTTGATGTACTAAATGCTTTCAATGCTTCTCTTGACAAATCTAGTGTTAGCGTTCAAGATAACAAGTTCTATTTTACTGTGAAGAAAATATATAACAATTCATCACTGAGAGAAGGAGGTAGGATTTTTATGACAGGTTCTAACGTGTCTGAGTTGTTGAACAAGCAAAATCGTAGAGAGATTTACATTAATGGCTTACCTACAGTGGAGCTTGATTATAGTCAACTATGGCCTAGAATAGCTGCTGATCTGGTTGGTCAAAAGTTATCCCCAGAGTTTGATGTATATGCTGTGGAAATTGAGGGTTACTGCCCTAAAGTATTAAGAGACCTAGCTAAGATAGGGTTGATGTGCTTGCTCAACGCTGATAGTTTTGATACAGCTTACTATGCAACGCTCGGTGAACTGAAGTCTTCTGGAATGCAAGCCAAGATTGATGACGCAAAAGAAAAGGGAATGTGGAATGATTTTCCCGTAATACGTAAAATGTTGGATATGCTTATGGATCGTAATGCTTATCTAATGGATTATTTCTTTAGTAAGAAAGCTACATTTCTGATGAATATCGAGAGCAGTTTGATGGATTATCTGTTGGAACGTGCTGTTGAAGATGACAGGATTCTAATACCAATTCACGATTCTGTTGTTGTTCAAGAAGACTATGCTGAGACTGCTGAGGTAAATATGAAGAAAGCTTACGATGTCGTTGTTGGTGGAGATAATTGTGTAATTAGGGTAAAATAACTCTTGACACTAACCAATTTACTCTGTACAATTCCCTACATCAAACACATAGGAGAAACAAATGAACAATCTTAAATATGTAGTCGTAGTAGTTGAAGATGAGACAGGTAAATTCATTCACACTATCTGTGGTGGAGAATGTGTTAGTAAAGATAAAGCTGAACTTATCATGGCTGGTGCTAGTATCAACCTTGACCATTACAAATATTCATTACGTATGATTCCATGTGTCCCAGATGAGGAAGATGAAGAATGAAAATAACAATCAAACAAGTGATGGTAGATGGTGAACGTCTATACGAAGCCAATTGTGGTACATTCCCTTACTTAACGGAGTACGCTGACACTTACGAAGAAGCTGAGTCATTAATACGGGACGCTATTGAGGTCACTATGGAATATTGGATGCGAGAAGGGAATAAGAAACTCACCATATCTGGTGATCATTGATAAATCAATGTCAGATAAACAAATTAATCACCAATATTTGTGACTAAAGCCAGCCTTCGTGCTGGCTTTTTATTATCTAAAATAAGTGTTGCTTAGCTAAGCAACCTTAAAATTAAGTAGACAGAAATACACCATATAAGTGGATTCGTGTATACTTGTTTAAATATTTAATTTATTTTAATAAACCCCTATTGACACCAACCCACAATGAGCGTAATATGTACACATCGAAACAAATGAGGAGAATGTGATGAAACTTATTAGCGGTAGAAAACTAAAGAAAGTAGATTATTTTGGCATCGAGTTTGAATTACCTGAGTGCTTCAGAGGTCATATTAAAACTCATCAAGATGGTTGGGTGTTTGCTGTAGAAGAAGACTATGAAGGTAATTTTATTACCTCTACCTTTCTTGGTATTGTAGACCTTGAAGGTATGGATTGGAAAGATACATTGATGGAGGTGAAGTAATGAAATACATTGTAACAGAACGTGAAGGTATTGAGGAAATGTTTGTATTTCCAGATATAATTAACCATGACTGCATGGCTGAAGTGCTAAACGCCATTAAAAATCAACGTAGCGGAGATTGGCGGCGTATTCGTAGAACACCTATCAGTGCTGGATTTATCAGTGTAGATGGAGAGTGTTACGGACGCAGCGAAACATTACGTCTTGATTCTAGAGGTGTTACTGATTCGGTTTTATGGGACATGGAGTGTAAGAATCAATGAAATATTCAGACGAATTGAAAATCCGTTTACGTGATGTTATTATCAATACGTGCAACAAGATTGGTTGTAAGAATTGTGGTTTAAAATGGGACGATGGCTGTGCTGCTACAGACCTTCAAAATCGTTTAGACGAAGCAGAGCGTGAAGAACGAGCGTAGAACGCTGTATAAGCTGCTATCGCCAGATAGCAATACCCTAACATACCTTGAAGGGTGATAACGCTGCTACGCTTCATCTAAGTGCCTTAAAATTGATTTATGAATAGGAGAAATGTATGGGAGTTATTGACTATTTAAACCAAAACTGCATGGCTCATCTGATCACTGAGTTTTCATTATCAGTGAATGAATGGGTAGATAAAGATGGTCAAATTTTATATGTGTTGAATTATGACCAAATTGAATCACCTAAAAATCATCCAATTACTAACGAATGTCGTAGTCTAGTAGTCACTTATGATGAATCAGGTAAATGGATAGTAGTTAGTCGTAGTTTTGACCGCTTCTTCAATTATGGAGAAACACAAGAACAACAAGATATTACTAAAATGACAGCTTATGAGAAAGTTGATGGTAGTATTGTCTCATTGTTCAATTGGAAAGGTGATTGGTTGTATCGAACACGTTCGATGATTATGCCGACATCTAGCGTTAATGGATGGGAAACCACATGGAAAGAATTGATTGAGCCTGTACTGTTTAAACCAGAATTTAATGACTACATCCATTCACCACATAACACATACATCTTTGAAGTAGTTGGTAGAGAGAATCGTGTAGTCACTAAATACGAAGAATCTGCTGCATATTTACTAGCTGTTCGTTGTAATCTTACTGGTAACTACTTACGCTTTTTAAGTAAAGATGCCGAACTACGTGGTTGGAAATCACCGAAAAGCTACAAATTTGAATCGTTTGAAGATTGTTTGCTTGCGGCTAAAGAACTGCGAGAATTGAACGAAGGTTATGTGTTGTATGATCAATTCGGTGAACCTAAATTAAAAGTTAAGAATCCTGCTTACGTTGCTGCTCATCACTTGAGGGGTGAAGGGTTAAATCCAAAACGTATTATGCAGTTGGTAATTATGAACGAGAAAGACGAATACCTGTCAATCTTTCCAGAAGATACAGAACACTTTGAAAAATATGTTGAAGGTTATAATACCATGTTACAAGAGATGGCGACTACTTGGGATAAAGTGAGTGGTATCATTGACCAGAAAGAATTTGCATTAGCGATTAAACATTTACCTAGTAGTGGGGTATTGTTCAAGGCACGTAAGAACGGTGAGAATATTGGACACACTTATAATAGTTTTGATGAAAACTTTAAACTGAAATGTTTAGCTAATTACGTAAAGTAGTTGACAACAAAAGCCCTGTCTGTTAAGATAGGGCTTCTTTATTTGGAGAGGAGAATAAGATGAAAGCGTATGTGTTATGCGGGATTAGCGCCAGCGGCAAATCAACATTTGCTAAAGAAATGGAATCACAAGGATATATGGATATTAATCGTGACGATATTCGTTTCAAACTATTTTGTAATGGTGTACGTGACTGGAATCTTTATAAATTCACCAAAGAACGTGAAAATCGCGTAACGCGCGAGCAAGAGGTGGCTACTGATGGCGCTTGGATGTTAGGTATGAATGTAATTATTTCTGATACTAATATCAACGACAAGACACGTAATTTCTGGATTAATCGTTTAACTGATTTAGGGTATGATGTTGAAGTTAAATACTTTGATATTGATTTAATGGAAGCATTACAACGTGATGCTAAACGTCCTAATGGTGTTGGATATAAAGTAATTACAGATCAATATGCACGATATATGAAATTACGTCATGGTGATAGTTATCATAAGCACCAACAAGGGTTGAAACATTGTGTTATCTGTGACATCGACGGGTCGATAGCGGATATGACAGGCGTTCGTACAGCATTCGAGTGGTATAAAGTTCATCTGGATAAACCAAGACAGCATGTTATTGATATGGTAACTAATTACCGTTTTGATTCAGGCAATTATGTAATTTTTTATGTCTGGTCGTGATGCTGTTTGTCAAGAAGCTACTCGCCAATGGTTAATTGATAATGTTGGTGAATGGACACAAGATTGTTTGTTACTAATGCGTTCTGAAAAAGACCAACGAAAAGATACAATTATCAAGAAAGAACTATTCGACAAGTATGTTCGGAATAATTACAATGTTGAATATGTTGTAGATGATCGTAAGTCAGTATTACGTATGTGGGCTTATGAGTTAGGTTTAACTACTGTTGATGTTGGTTTACCTCATAACGAATTTTAAATAGGAGAAACACATGAAATACAAATGTTTAAAAAACTTCTGGATGCACAACGAATCTGAAGAAAATGGGGATGTTCCAGCATTCAAAGCTGGTGATGTGTATGAGTTCTTTGGCTTTGACCTAGATACAGGTTATGCCGAAATGTATACACCACGTAATAACGAAGGTAGTTGTCATTATCTACCAATTAAAGGGTTCAGTGAATACTTTGAATTAACGGAGTAATAGTTATGAAAGATTTCTATGGTGTTGAGGTAAAGCTTGGCGATAGAGTTGTTTGTACAGTGAAGAATTATCGTAGTCTAATGGAAGCAACTGTAATTAAAGTTACAGATAAAACCGTACTGATTGAATATACACCGAGATATGCTGTCGGTGAGCTAAGTAATTACAAAAGTACATATCGTTTAACGAGTGACCAATTTATTATTGTAGGAGAGTAACTATGCCTTACCAACCAGAATTTATTTACAAACTAGATCCGTTCGGTAATCCACCTTCACAGGAAGAACCAATACCAAGACATTTCCAATTGGAGAAAGGATTGGACAAAGCCAAACTAAATACGCTAGTGGATTCTTATGAGAATGCCCGCAAGATCCTAGCAGATATGTTAGATTTAGATACTGTTGTTAATGCTAAAACATCTGAGGCTTTGATGCAACAATTAGTATTATTAGCTAAAGTATTGAAAGCTGAAAGTTCTTTGCGGGAACAATTTATTAATGATTTAAAGAAATTAGGAGAGTAAAATGTTATTAGCATTTATCGTATATTTAGTGGCAACACTCGGAGCTATTAAAGCTTTCGTTACATATTATGTTGGGTTGGTGTTGGCTTTGTTTATTGTTTGTTACCTGATCAGTAAATTCCAACTTGTTAAAGTGTGGGAGAGTTACAAGAATACTCATGTGGCTAAACCTACTTGGGATGGCGTAAGAGAGAAAAAGTTATATAAACTACAAAAACCGCTATTAAATTTCAATGTAGGTGATGAAGTTTATATTAACAAGTTCTCAGACTACGGTTGTATTTCTAAATTTGACAAGAGGTGTACTGACTCCTCCGCACGAGTGCTTACTGACACATTTCTTGACGCTATTGAAGATTTAACGATTATTGATATTACACACAAGCAGGGTATTGTTGATACAAACTTTGTTAAACTTAAATGGTTAGCTATTACAATGCTATCACTACATCTTCTATTGCCAACAGAAAAGACATTACAATATGCGGGAGCTGCTTATTTAATTCAGAGTACGTATGAATCTGAATTTGTACAAGAAGCTGGTAGCTTGGCAGGTAAAGCTATTACAAATCAGCTACGTAAATGGGCTACAGATAATCCTGATGTAAATGGATTACTTGAGTCTCTTGAACAGACTAAAGATAAAGCTGAAAAATTAGCGAAATAAAGCATTAGCCCTCTTGACAGAGGGCTTTTTGCTATGTAGAATAGCTGAATATTAATTGATGAGGAGAATAGATATGAAACAGTTTGAAGTTGGTAAGAAATATAAATTCGACATGGCTATGAAACAAGAATTCTTTGACGCACACGACTGCAACGAAGAAGTGTTCTATGATTTAGCGCAGTTTGATTATGAAATTACTGTATCGTATATTGAAGGTGATATTGTACACTATAGAGGTGATTACTTCTTCTATCAGACTGATATTGAATTCTTCTTTCTTGTAGCGGATGTTCCTGTTCAAAAGGAAAATGTAGCTTCCGATAAATCAGAATCAGAGATTGTTAAGGCTTGGTTTGAGAAACTGAAATGTGTGACAGATAGAGATTCTATTTATTATCTCGAATACTGTTTATCTATTTCAGATACTCATGGAGGTTGGTGGAGTAATGATGAAACTGTAGACATTGTAATTAATGTTTATGAGGAACGCAAGCGCCAAGAAAAAGAGCATAGCAAACAAACTCTCCTTGACAAGAAGAAAGCTTTAGAGTTACAATTAGCTCAGATTAACGAACAATTAGGAGAGTGATTTATGAACAAACCATTAAGAGAAATCCTTAGAGAAAATGTAGTAATTGGTCGTTCACAAGAGCTAGTTGTTCTACCACCTCTTAAATTAGAAACTAATGTGTATGACCATCAGTACATAGACACAGTGAATGTTGTTGAAGTGTATTTAGGTATGTCTGTTCATGTTAGTTATAAGAATGAGCGAGAACTCACTGAATCTATTGATTTAGCTTGCAGACAGATGGAAGAAGTGATTACTAAAAGCACAAGAGATGAGCTAACACCACTAATGTATGACTTGTTATACAATCATAATACAAGAGAATATGGTGAAAGACTTAAAGCTATTCTATCACAAATGTAGGAGACAACATGACACTAATTAAAGATGCTAAATATTACAAATATTTAGAAGACCACCTACCATCACCTATGCCATTACTAACTAATCAAGAAATCAAGGCTCTGATTGCTTTACGTACAGATACAATTAACGACATGGAATTAGAGTTGACAGAATTGAAAGATACTGTTAGTATGTTGCGCTTCGAGTTAGAGGCTAGAGGAGCTTTGAAATGACAATAGACGAACAGATTCAAGAAGTGATTCAAGTTCTTGAGAGATTGGATTATGGGGTAGCTTTACAGAATCAGACAGATACCGAATACTACTTGTATTGGTGGGATAAGCGTGATAGTAAATACATGAGTCATGGAGTATTTCTTGGTGGGTCTATGTATTCATTTGGTGTAAATGGTATCAGGTTTGATGATTTTGACATTGCTATTTGTGCATTTGCTGAGTATATGAATTGGTATCGGAAGTTTAGTTGAAGGAGAGATGAATGAAAGATAGCGGAGATTTTGTAGGACATTTTCATTGTATTGGTAGTGAATGTTCTGATAGACATGATTGCCATAGCAGTGATGGTTTAGCTGTATATCAAAATACAGATGAAGATGGTAAAATTTTCTATGATGGGTTCTGTTGGTCATGTAGCCAATATTTTTCACCTTCAATGATTAATAAATCTAGTATAGCGGGTGACTTAGGTATTGAGGGTGGTGTTGTAGTTGATTCAACCAAAGTAACAGCTAAACCTAAAAAGGAACCAATGACTAAAGATGAAGTCATCCAGTTTATTAAAGATACAGGTTATGTAGGTAACGATATTCGCGGTATTAAAGATGAATACAATCAGTTCTACGGGCATTTAACTAAACGCGATTCTTCTGGAAACCCTGTAGCACGTTTCTACCCAGAAACAGAAGATGGTAAAGTTACTGGATATAAATCTCGTATCTTTCCTAAGAAATTTGGCATGTTAAACAAAGGGCGTACAGGTATTAAATCTGAGCTATCTGGACAGGTTAAATTCAAGTCTGGGGGTAAATATATCCTTATTACCGGAGGAGAAGAAGATAAGGTTGCTGCCTTCCAGATGTTACGGGAAAGTCAGAAACAACGTAAGCAAGATAACTTCGAGCCTATTGCTGTTGTCAGCCCTACAACGGGTGAAGGTAGTGCAGTTAAACAGATAGCAGCACAATACGATTTCTTAGATTCGTTTGAAATTATCATTCTAGGGTTGGACAATGATGACGTAGGTAAAGAGGCGATGGTAGAAATTGCCAAGGTATTACCCGCAGACAAAGTTAAAATTGCAAATTGGACTATGAAAGATCCTAACAAGATGTTAGAGTCTGGCAAGCAAGACCAGTTTGTACGAGACTTCTTTAGCGCTAAACCTTACCTTGATGATGGTATTATATCCTCTATTGATGCTGATGATGGTTTAGAAGAAGAACTATTAAGACCTAAAATCCCGCTACCAGCATTCATGTGTGATTTACAAAAAGCATTCTCTGGTGGTATCCCTTTAGGTTATTGGGTAAACTGGATTGCAGGAACAGGTGCAGGTAAAACCACTACTGTCAATGAAGCCATTCGTGAGTGGATTTACAATTCACCCTACAAGGTGGGTATTGTAAGTCTTGAGCTTACCGCAGCACAGTACATGATTGCTATGTTAAGTCGTGAGGTAGGGTATAAAATTAACCTAATTGACAGTCCTGAGAAAGCTGTAGAGTTCATTAAACAATCTCATGTGATGGAAGCACGTAATCGTTTGAAGATGAATGAGTACGGAGAGGAAAGATTTGCATTATTAGATGACCGAGAAGGCAGTCTGGATAATGTACGTAAGCAGATTGAACGTTTAATTAAGAAACATGGATGTAAGTTGATTATCATAGACCCCCTAAATGACTTATTTGATGCGTCTTCTTGGGAAGAACAAACAGCCTTTATTAAATGGATGAAAAATACGTTGAAGTACGGTATAACCTTCTCTTGTGTTTGCCACGTTAGGAAAGGTAATGTGTCTACAGATAAGACAGGTAAGCGTATCGAACGTGAGTTAACCGAAGATGACGTATCTGGTTTATCTTTAGTTACTAAAAGCGCAGGGGCAAACATATTCCTAAACAGGAACAAATATGCTGAAGACCCTATTGTACAAAACACCACTAAGGTTACACTAGGTAAGTGTCGTTGGACAGGGGTGACAGGTATTGTAGGTAATTGGTACTACGATATTACTACCCACACTATGCACAATTTTAATACTTACTTTAACCAACCAGAACCAGACTATTCAGACCACTATCAAAACTTCAATACTGAAGATGAGGTAGATATAAACAAATTATTTTAAGGAGTTATATGTTAGAGTATCGGAATTTAAAATTAGCTAGTGACATCGAAGCCAAAGGTTTCTATGAAGCAGTTAACAGCAAAGAGGATATACATTGCCTTTGCTCAGTGGATATTGACAACGGTAATGTGATACTCTTCCATAATAACCCTGAGTTTGACGGTGTTACTGTAGTAGATCCTTATGATAATAAAGAGTACACTATACCTGTACGGTCTGGAACACTAGATGAGGGTATCGCGTTTTGGAAATCAGCAGCGAACAATGGAAGTTTGTTGATTATCCATAACGCGCATACTTACGATAGACCTGTGATAGATAAGATTTGGCCTGACAATGGGATTCCTTTTGAAAGCTACCATGATACGTTTATTCAGAGTAAGCTCCAATGGTTTGAAAGACCTTGCCCTAAAGGTGCTAAATCACCTCATGGTTTGAAAGCTTGGGGTATCAAGTGTGGTATTAACAAACCAGAGATTATTGATTGGGTTACGATGGATGCCTTTAAGCTCCATCGTGTAATAGAAGATTGTAAGATCCAAGCTCAGACGTATTTAATGTTAGAGAAAGAACGTAACTTCTTAAAAGATACTTACAATATTGATTTTACTTACGCATTAAAAGTGGAGGCATTGTACGCACATGAATGCTTCTTACAAGAGAATAATGGCGTGTTAGTAGATGTTAATCACATTAAGAAATGTCTAGATGACTTGGATATTAAGATTGAATTATTACGTGCAGAAATTGAACCACAATTACCACCATCTATTAAAGGTGCTACAACCAAAGTGTCCCGAAAAGAGATGGCAGAATTATTTGGCTTTGATTCGAGCAAAATAGTAGAGGCTAAATCTAATCGTAAAAAAGATGGTGAAGTTGTAGAAGTTATTGATAAGCCTTACTATAAACCAACCATCAATTACACCAGTAAAGAGAAAGTTACCCAATATTATGGCTTTAACTTATCCTATGGGGCAACACCAGTGTTCAATAAGAAAAAGGATTTGACTGATTGGATCAAAGTGAATTTTCCAGATACCAAAACAAAGGATTGGGATATTGAGAAGAAAGAAGTGGTTACTGAAGTACTTAACGCTTACACTTGCCAATGGTTTGGGTTAGAGCCTACTGATACTGATATTATTTCAGGTGCATTCACAAGGATAACTGTCGAACCTTCTACCATGACACAATCTGAAATTGTAAAAGCATTCTTAATCACTCTAGGCTGGAAGGATGCGGAAGATTGGAATTTGAAAGAGGATGCTTATGGTGAGTGGATCAAGGTTGATGCTGATACAGAAGTGCGGTGGCCTTCTAAAGCAGCACCAGAAAATCAATTAGTGCGTTTGGTTAAGAAAGGTGAATACTTAGTGAGTAGCCCTAAACTTACAGACGATGATTACGACCAATTACCTGAAGGTTTAGGTAAGAAGATTGCTGAGTATAACACCTATCAGCACCGTAGACGTTTCTTAGAGAACCCTAAAGACCCTGAGAATAAGGGGTTATTGAGTTATGTTCGGGAAGATGGTAGAATTCCTGCTGGTGTAAACAACTTTGCCACTCGCAGTGGTAGGGGCGCACAAAGGATCTGGGTAAACGCCCCATCTGATAGTGCTTTATACGGCAAGGAGATACGCCAAAGTGTCATCGCAGGTGAGGGTAAGGTGTTAGTAGGTATTGATATGAAGTCTGCTCAGTTATCTATTGCAGCTTACTATGCTAATAACTATGAATACTATAACAACGTAGCTTCTGGTATGGAGTACTCTGAAGATGGTAAGTATTTAGGTCAAACTGCTCACTGTGTTAATGCTCGTATGTTTGGGATGGTGTCTGAAGTAGATTGGTTATCTGCTGTTGACTCTCAAGACAAAGATCTGATCCACAAAATTACTTTGAAGCGTAAGGCTAGCAAGGGGGGTTCTTTTGCGGTAATCTTTGGGGCTTCTGGTAAGAAAGTAGCTAAAACCATTGGTATTCCTGAGAAAGAAGGTAATAAGCGTAAGGAACAATTCTTAAACCAAATGGGTTTGGATAATACTATCAAAGCTTTAAGTGTTTATGAATCTAAATACAAATACCGCAACGGTTTCTATTTACCACTTGCTTTTGGTTATTGGTTGTGGAATAATAGCAGTCACAAGAGTGTAAACACTATTGTTCAAGGTTTTGAAGCTTTGGCTCAAAAGATGGCTGTTGTTCGCTTAGGTAAAGAGTTAGATAAACTTGGGTTAAGAGAGCATATCTGTAAGGTTCTTGATACTCACGATGAAGTTTTATTAGAAGTCACAGAAGGTTATGAAGAACAAGCTGGTAAGCTTGGCGGTGAGTGTTATAGTTGGGCTGCTGAACAGATATTCAAGTATCATACTAAGAATCCACAACACTTTGCCAATGGAAACCCACCTACATTCGCAATAGATTTGAATGGTGGTTATAAAGTTGGTAAAAATTATTATGATGTTCACTAAATAATTCGCTTGACACTGATGATAATTCTGATACAATTGACGCTTAAATAAATGAGGAGAAAAATTATGAATTCAAATGAAGTAGATTGGAGTATTGAACCAGAAGCAACTCATTTCTGTCCTGAGACAGAAGAAGACTACCCTTGCTTCTTCAAGAAAGACTCCAATGGTCAGTGGTTAGGTAAGCTATTTGGTAATAGCGATGAGTGGGATTATAATGTGGATGTAGATGAACACACTCTTGCTCACATGATTTCTAAAGAGGAGAAACAATGAAAGTATTATTAATTGCTCTCGCAGGTTTGTTGGTATGGAGTGCAGCACCAATTTGGTTTACTTGGACACTTTATCAAATGTTTATCTTGACAGCACCATTCTGGTCAACTACACTATATGCCTTCGTTGGTTTTGTTAGCCAAGTGTTTGTAGCTGTGCTGATGTATGGAGTTGCTGTAGTAAGTATTGGTCGTAGTAATAAAGTGAAATATTAATAAAGGAGAATAAAATGTTTGATAAAATTAAATCTTTAATGTCTAAATCTGCCGAATCTCTAGCTGACAATGCAGATAACTTCAATAATACGTTGCGTCTGCAACAACTGTACCAGAATTATGGTGCATTATCGAATAATCGGTTTGCTAATAATCGAGATTACCAAAAGCAATTGCAGTGTATGGGTGTATCTTACTCTGGCTTAAATAAAGTAATGACGTTGTTAGCACGATTTAATGCGTAGAACCTTCTTGTACAAGAGATTGTACAATTCTTAAAACTGATATAATGCAATATTGCAAAACTTAATATATAAGGAAACTTAATATGGCCTTTGGCGTTCGTGGAAACACACAAGCAGAAAATACAAATAAAGTAGCGGTGGATTGGAAAGCTCTTAATGAATACGTAGTAACTACTGCTGGTTTACAACAAGA